CACAAAGCGACGCAGCAGCACGCCCGCCGCGTCATACTCCGCCATCTCCTGCTCGCCAGACCACAGAACCTGCGTCACCACACCGTTCAGCGTCCGGCTTCGACGCCGCCCCGCCGCGTCATACCGATATTAACAAGCAAAAACCCATTGCGATCATCGGCTACAACCACCGGTCCGGCGGACGTCCCGTCCAACCAATTCGCTCCAGGATGGATAGTGCACGCACGCGTACCTGTTCCGCTTCGCGCGCGCGCCCGGCTCCCTCATAAGCATCGGCCAAACCCAAAAGGACGCCAGCGACAGCAGGCCTGTCGAGGCGTGGGTCAGTCGCTGTCGCCTCAGCAAGTGCGGCTTCGAATGCTTCGACTGCGGCGGGTATCCGATGCTGCATCAAGCGTATGCGACCGGTTATCGCACTTGCCGTTGCCAAGCCAGCGCGGTCCGGTGGGTTAGCTGTGGCGAGCAGGGCACGGTACCGCGCCAGATCGCCCTCAGCTTCGCTAAGCTGTCCTGCCCAGGCGGCGATGAGGGCACCAATCCGCGCATCGTCAGCAGCCATCTGGCCACTACGTTCGACGGATGGAAACGCACGCGCCGCGCCAAGCGCAACTAGCGCCTCAGCCGGCTTGTCGTTGGCAAGCTTTGCCATCGCCGACCGGAGCAGGAGCGCAACGCGCGCGATATCTGGCGGGAGTCCTGCCGCCTCGTGTGCCGCGACTGCTGCAACCGCGAGACGTTCGGCTTCCACGACGTCGCCACGCCCAGCTGCGACGTTCGCGGCTGCCGACAGCAGCGCGACGCGACGTGGATCGCGCGGCTGGAGACTGCGCTCCATTGAGGCCATGGCCCCGCTGGCGATCGCCTGCGCTTCAGCGCCTCTACCCTGGCCCGACAATAATTCGGCAAGTGCCAGCTTGAGGAATTCCATCGTGGGCGTGCCTGCAGGCAATCGCGCTTGACCCGCCGTGAGCTCATTCCGGTAGATTCGCTCAACCTCGGCCGTGCGTCCCATGTTTTGAAGAATTCCAGCCATCACCAGGCGGATTTCGCCAGCCCATGGATGAGCCTGGCCAAAGCCTGCCTCAACAACAGTCAGGGCGCGCTGTGCCTGCGCCAGCGATTCTGTCCTCTGCAGAGAAGCATCCTGGGTTCGGGCCAGGCCGAGCAGCGGAGAAACGACGTCGAAACGTCCATCCGTCCCGCGCGCCTCCGCTGCGTGCAGCGCCAAGCCGAACTCGTTCTCGGCCTCGCCAGTTCGTCCCGCCGCCAGCAGCGCTTGGCCAAACCCAATGCGTGAAGCGATCACCTGCGGGTGCGCCTCCGAATGCACCGAAGTCAGGATCTCGATTGCCCGACGCGAAAGCGCCAGCGCCTCCTCCGTCCGGCCGGCCTCGAGCGCCCTGCCGCTCAGCGCGGAAAGGGCGGCGCCGACGGCCGAGTGGCGTGGGCCAAATGCCCCTTCTAGGATGGCCAGGATACGACGCCGAAGCGCTTCTGCTTCCGCATCTTGCCCTAGCATGGCACGCAGCGATGCGAGCGGCGCAAGCGCATCGGTGAGGTCCGGGTGGACCGGCCCGAGTGCCGCCTCGGCCAACGCGACGCCGCGCTCGATGAGGGGAGCCGCTTCGGTCACGCGCCCTTCCCCAAGGAACGCCGAGCCCAGGTTTGAATAGCCGCGCGCCCTCTCCGGGTCGTTCGGTGCGAAGCCGCGCTCGCGCAATTCAAGCGACCGGCTGAACAGCAGAATCGCATCGTTGGGCTGCCCGACGGCGAGCAAGGCAAGCGCGAGCACGTTCAGTACCGGTGCGATCGCCGGGTTGTCGCCGCCATCCAACACCTCTGCCATCGCTAGAGCCTCGCGTCCCGCAGAGATCGCCTCAGACGTGCGCCCCGCCCGCCGCAGCGTGGTCGAGAGGTTCGTCAAGATATTCTGGCGTGCAGTCGTTGGTCCAAGGGACGCGTGCCCCGCGGCTTTAAGGGCAGCACCGAAGCCGGCCTCCGCATCAGCCAGCCGCCCGAGTGCCAGGGCAGCCATGGCGCCCTGGTTCCTGGCTTGAGCGAGATCATTGGGATAGCGCCCGCCGCCGAAGCGCGCGGCCGCCTCGGCCGCAAAGCGCTCCGCCTCCTCGTAGCGCGCATCCAGGCGTGCCAGGGCCGCGAGGTCAAAATACACGCCTCCAACGCGGGGATGATCGGCCGGGTACAGCGCCTGCGCGACGACAAGCTGACGGTCGAATGCCCGGCGCGCGCCCTCACGGTCATTGGCAGCGACGCGCGCTTGACCTTCCGCGCGGAGCGCATCGAGCAGAAGGCGGTCCGGCGCTGCCCTGTTCGCTGCTGTCACCGCGCGGCCCGCCATAGCGAGGGCAAGTGCCGGCCTGCCGGAGCGACTTGCATAATTGGCGAACTCGCTCAGAACGGCTACCGCCTGTCGAGGATCGCGGCGCGCCGCTGGTTGATCGATCAAACCGGACGCCTCGACGAGCCTCGCATCTGCCTCGGTGCGATCACCAGTCCGATCGGCCGCGATGGCCAGGTTGATCTGGATCTGCACAGCGAGAAGCCCGTTGGCACCGGCAGCGGCGGAGCGGAGGAGCATGACGGCTTCGGGCGCCCGGCCAAGCAGGGAAAGCGCCTGAGCATGCCCCAAAAGATGCGCCGGTGACGGCTGGGCTACCGCAGCGAAGGTTGCCGCAGCGGCGGCATGGTCACCGGCTTCCATCTGCGCGAGGCCAAGCGAGGTTAGAGTTGCCGGCAAGTGAGGTTCGGCGGCGCGACCGAGCGCTGCCATATCGTCCCGCACCCTCGCAAGCAATGCCACTGCCTCGACAGGCCGGCCCTGACGGCGCGCTAACTCTCCACGCAGCCGAGCTGCGCGGAGAGACAGCAAATCTCCGGTGGACAGGGCGACCAGGATGCGGTCAAAGCGCGGCGGTATCGCAGCGGCTTCGTCCAGGGCAGAGCGGCTGAGTAGCACGTCTAGCAGCGTCACCAAAGCGCCAGCGACGGCGTCCTCGTCGCGGGGCGACTGCGCCTCGTGGATTGCCAGCGCGCGACGCAGCAGCGGATCAGCGACCATCATCTGGCCTTGCCGTATGCGGAGGTTCGCGAAATTCGTGAGTGTGAACGCCAGGGCGGGGCTCGACCGGTCACCAGCGATGTCACGCTGCGCTATTGCTTCCTCAAATGCTCTGGCGGCATCTGTCCACTGCCCAGCCTCATCGAGGTTTACGCCAAGCGTATTGAGAGCCTCAGCAATCTGGAGTGGCATTGCCGGCGCGCGGCGCAGCAGCGCCACCGCCCGTCCGGCAAGAAGCGCGGCCTCAGCCGACTGCCCCTGGGCTCGCTTGAGAGAGGCGAGCCTCAGCAAGGGGAGAGCAAGGTCGTGATGGTCACGCCCGAGCCGTGCCTCCTTGTCTGACAGCAAAGTCGCAATCAGCGCCACAGCCTCCGCTGGACGGTCCTGTTGCATCAGCACTTCAGAAAGGTTGACCGTGGCGGCGTCGTAAGTTGGGTCAGACTGGCGGTTTGCGGCTTCAAGCACGCGCACTGCCTCGCGCGCCGCATCCTCTGCGTCCAGCCAGCGACGCTGCGTGAGGAGCGCGAACGCCATGGCGTTGAGAACTGCGGGCAACATTTCCGGCTGCTGCTGAGCGAGGGCGCGGGCAGCAGGTAGCGCCGGCCGAAGAATGGCATCCGCATCGCCCGGACGCCCCTGCCGGACAATGATATGCGCAAGTTGCTGGCGCAGCATGACGTGCCACGGGCTCGGCGGAGGGTAGGCAGCTTCCGCCATCGCGAGCGTATCGCGGTACAGGCGCTCCGCGGTGTCGAGTTCGCCCCTCGCAAGAGCCACCGCGCCAAGGCGATGCCTCGCGGGTACCAGGCAAAAGGGCGCAAGATCGCCAAGCTGCGGGCAGATGGTCTCCGCCTCGCGCGCCAAGCGCTCGGCCGCTATCAGGTCGCCGGCAGCGCGACGGGCGTCAGACTGAAAGGAAAGCTGCCAGGAGCGCTGTAGCCGCGGGTCCGGAGCTTGGCCTTCGGCAGGTATCGCCCACGCTGCCAGCACCAAACCAACGACGCCAAAGCCGCGCATCAAACCTCCTGGCACATACGGAAGTCGCCGTCAGGTGGGATCGAAGTAGCAGATTTCATTGCAAGGCGGTGTTGTTTTCTTTCAGGAACTCTACGCTGCGCCCGCCTCCCTTAAGCGAACGGCATGCAAGCGGCCCTTCGAAGGAGGGCCACAAAGGACAGAACAGGTCACATCCGTATACCGTACCGCGTAGGCCAATCCGCTGCTGCTTTGCCTCGCATTGCCGATTCCCATTCCACTGGAAACGGCTCCATCAGCCCCGGCAGCGTCATCCCTTCGGGCTGCCGCCCGTACACGATCGCCTCCACCACCGCCGGCGCCAACAGCGTCAGGTTCAGCAACCGCCCGACATAGCCACGGTCGACCCCCTCGGCCTTCGCCAGTTCGCGGATTGAGCCATACCGCCCTTCCTCCAGCATCCGCCGCCACCGGAACGCCCGCGCCAGCGCCTTCACCAACGCCGGATCGCCGCGCGTGGTCATGACGCCAGCGCTGTCCGAACCGGCCTGCACCGCCGCCCCATCCGGCCCGATGATCTGCTTCCGCCCGCCGCGCCGCCGGATCGTCATGGGCACCACCACCGTCACGCTGGTCATGCCGCAATCCCCTCCCCTTTCGCTGCCATGTCCCGCGCCAGCCCGGCCAGCCCTTCCAGATTCAGCCGGATCTGCGCGCCGGCGTCGCCGACCGTCACGCGCTCGACCAGCAGCCGCACGATCCGCTCCTGCTCGCCGGGGAACAACTCGTCCCACAGCGGGTCGAGCCGCCCGAGTGCGTCGCGCACTTCGGCCTCAGTCACATCAGGCGCCTCGGCACGCGCTGCGCGCCACGTGCCGACGATGACCTCCGGCTGGCGGAGCAGGGCGCGGACCTGGGCCATCACCAGCCCCTCGACCTCGCCCGCAGGCAGCCGCCGATGCGGCGCGTCGTTCGCGCCACCCTGCAGCACCGCCTGGCTGACGTAGTAGCGGTAGAGCCGTCCGCCCTTGCGCGTGTAGGTCGGCGACATCGCCCGCCCGTCCGGACCGAACAGCAGGCCGCGGAGCAAGGAGGGCGCGCCGGCGCGGTTCTTCGCGCCACGCTCGCGCGGGCTTTCCTGCAGGATGGCGTGCACACGATCCCACAGCGTCTGCGAGATGATGGCCACGTGCTCGCCGGGATGGGATGTCCCCTTGTGCACCGCCTCGCCGACGTAGACCCGGTTCACCAGCAGCTTGTAGAGCGCGCCCTTGTCGAAGGGGCGGCCAGTCTTCGTCAACAGCCCCTCGGCGCGCAGCAACGGCAGCAGCTTGGTGGCGGAGCCGATCTCGGCGAAGCCCTCGAACACGCGCCGCACCGTCGCCGCAGCAGCCTCGTCCACCAGCAGCTTGCGATTCTCGACGCGATAGCCGAGCGGCACTGGCCCGCCCATCCACATGCCCCGCGCGCGAGAGGCGGCGATCTTGTCCCTCACCCGCTCGCCGATTAATTCTCGCTCATACTGCGCGAAGCTGAGCAGCATGTTGAGCGTCAGCCGCCCCATGCTCGTGGTCGTGTTCAGCGACTGCGTAATCGCAACAAACGTGACCTCGTGCGCCTCGAAGATCTCGACCAGCTTCGCGAAGTCCATCAGCGATCGGGACAGCCGGTCCACTTTATAGACCAGCACGACGTCCACCAGCCCGGCCTCGATGTCGGCCAGCAGCCGCTTCAGCGCTGGGCGCTCCAGCGTGCCGCCACTGACCCCGCCATCGTCGTAGCGGTCGTGCACCAGCACCCAGCCCTCGGAGCGCTGCGACGCGATGAACGCCTCGCATGCCTCGCGCTGCGCCTCGAGCGAGTTGAACTCCTTCTCCAGCCCCTCGTCGGTCGACTTCCGGGTGTAGACGGCGCAGCGGAGCTTGCGCACCTTCGCCGGCATGGCGGCATCGCGGCGGGTCATGCGCCGGCCTTCCGCATGCCGAAGAACACCCAGCCGTTCCAGCGCGTGCCGGTGATGGCGCGCGCGATGGCCGACAGCGACTGATAGGGCCGCCCCTGCCATTCGAAGCCGTCGCGGGTGACGCTGACGACATGCTCCACGCCCTGGTGCTCGCGCAGCAGCCGCGTGCCGGCGATTGGGCGCTGGTCGCGCCGGATCCGGCGCAGGGTCAGATTCTTCCCATCGATCTGCTCACCCAGCGCTTCGAGGCGGGCGATGGTCTCGGGGCGCAGCCCGCCATACGCGAGTTCCTGGACGCGGTAAGAAAGGCGGCTTTCCAGGAAGCGCCGGTTGTAGGGCGGCGGCTCGGTGGCAAAGAGCCGGCGCCACTCGGCCTTCAACTCGGCGATCGGCATGCCGGCCAGTGCGGCGAGGCGCGCCGGCACGTCCTGCTTCGGAATGGTGCTGATCGTGGTCGTGGTGGTGGTGTTCTGCTTCGCGCGGGTCATGCGTCTCCCTTTCTCCTGGGGTTCGCACGAAGGCGCTGGCCGGGCACGGAGTGTAGTCGAACCACCCTCTCACTGCCGGCCGCGCGGGCCGCTTCCTCGGCAGCGCGGCTGCGGAGCCGCAGGAGCCCCCGGGCAAGCAGGTCACAGACCTCCTGGAGGTGGGGCGGGAGGTGGGGGTTCTGGGATATCGCAGATCGGTCCGGGCTGGGGTGCGATGACATGGCAGGCACATCGCCTGCTCGGGCCGCGGCCCGCCACCTTGGAGCCGGTCTACCCGCCTGCGGAACCGAAGGGTTGACCCCTTCAACCCGGCCGATGTTCGGTATATGTTCCTGTCACTACACCTCCCACCCCCAGCCTGGACACCTCCCCACCATGCTGATCGAACAGCTCGACCGAACCCTATGGACCCTGGGCCAGGCGCATAGCCACGTCAGAGATTTGGTCGCTGCGCATCTACAAGCGGATCCGGAACGTCTGGCGCAAGCGCTCCGCCCCGGACGCTCATGGGGCCCACCACTCAATCTGAGCGAGGTCACCACCCCTGTCGCGTGGGAGGAAATTCAGATCGCTCTACGAGACGGCGATCTTCATGCCGTCGGCCGACTCTCCACGGAACGCGCTGCTTCGTGGTCTTCCGAGCACGACGGATGGCGGTTCCACTCCGGACGCCACAGCTCCATCACCCCTGAGCAGTGGCGGGCGGGCCAACCCAGCCGATCGGCCAACGCCCTTAATCTGCTCGAAGGCCACTTCATCGACATCCGCGTACCCCGCTTCATGGTGCTTGCGATCTGGCCTGTTGCACCCGAGCCGGCGCCGATCCCAGGGCCTGCCGACACTGATGCGTATGAAACGCCGTACATGAAGCTGCTCAAACAGGGAGTGGCCGACAACGGGATATCGGAGCGATACCAGGGGAAGAAGGAGCTGCTGTCGGAGTGGTTCCGCGGGCAAACCGTCGATGGGGAACCGATCTCGCAGAATCTTGCCGACGTGATGGCAACGCTGATCAGACTTCCAGCTTCGCAGCGCGGCGGCGCGAAGCGAGCCTTCTAGCATTGCAGCAGGCCTTGGATTGAACGGTTCCACCCGTCGTCGTCGTCGACGGGTGGACCGGCTCCAAGGCAGCGTGCCGAAAAATCCGGCGCTTTGATGCGGCCTCTCACCACCGAGGGGACTGCACAGCGTGTCCAACATCTCCCGAATTGCTTCTTTCGACAGGGACGCGAGGCCGCGGCCTGCAGCGCTGGAGTTCGCGACCGACGTCGCCACTCTTTGTGAGCTTCTGACCAACGCGCCGCCGGGCGGGTCCATCGCGTATCACGTCGGCGCGCTGGCGCGCGACCGCTACCCGAATCTTTCAACGCTATCCGACGCGCGCCGCCGGCAACTCAATGAGGTTGCCGACTATGTGCTGCGCCTCGCCGCCGCTGGGCGCGTCAACCTGACGCAGCGCCGGCTTGGCGAGGAACGCTTCCTCTACCTCATGGAAGTTCGACGCCAGCCACGCTCCGCGCCCACGGTGCATGGGCGTCCGCACGCATGCCTAATTGAGGAGGCGGCGTGATGGGCAAGGCCTCGCGCGACAAGGGGATGCGGCGCGAGCGTGCGCTGGTCGAGATTCACACGAAGTGCGGCATCCATGCCGAGCGCGTGCCGCTGTCTGGCGCGACGCACTACCAGGGGAACGGCGCCGACATCGACCTCCATGTGCGCGGGCCACAGCCGCTGAAGGCTGAGGTCAAGGCGCGTGGCGAGGGCAACGGCTTCAAGACCTTGCACCGCTGGCTTGGCGACAACGACGCGCTGTTCCTGTGGCGCGACCGCGCTGCGCCCTTCGTCGTGCTGCCGCTGCATGTCTGGCTCGAGATCGCCGGCCGCAGCGCACGGCTCGATGCCGACCTTGACGCCGATCGCCGCGAGCGCCGCGACGGCATCGAGAACGGCCCCGTCCCGTCGAATGACGCCGTCGCTCGGAGCGCCGCGTGATGCGCCGCCACGTCCTCGAGGCGCTGCGCCTCTTGCTCGGCGGCGTGCTGTTCGCCGCGAGCGTCATCGCCCTGCTCTGGGCTGCCGAACTCCTGGAGGTGACACGATGAGCAACCGCACCACCCTGGCGCAACTGCGCGACATGACGGCGGCGCAGGCCGCACGCCTGCCCGTCGATCATCTGGCGCTGCTGCTGGAAGAGATCGGGGCGCTGAAGGCCGACGCCAAGCATCTCGCCGACCTGCTGCATGACGCCCTGCATGCCCGCTACGGCGCCGCCGCCGCCGCGACCCGTCGCGCCGAGGGGAAGGACACCGGCCGTGTCCGCATCGCGGATGACGCCTTCGAGGTCGTCGCCGACTTGCCGAAAAAAGCGGCGTGGGACCAGCCGAAGCTGGCCGCGGCGGTCGCCACCATCGTGGCGTGGGGCGAGGACCCTGCCGACTACGTCACCACCGAGATCCGCGTGCCGGAAAGCCGCTTCACGGCCTGGCCGCCGCGCATCCGCGCCGTCTTCGAGCCGGCGCGAACCGTCGCCACTGGCCGCCCCTCTTACACCCTCGAACAGAAGGACGCCGCGTGATGGCGCACGAACTCCGCATCCAGGTCGTCATCCCATTGCAGGGCGATGCCGTCGCCCGCGCGAAGGACGTGGCTGCCTTCGAGCCGACGCTCGACGGCTTCACCGAAGTCGTCGCCCGCGCCGGCGGTGAAATCAAGGTGGACGTCATCAAGGCCAAGCCGCGCGCCGCAAAGCAGGAGACGCACTGATGGCGATCTCCCTCGCATCCCTGCGCACCAGCACCAGCCTCACGCCACCGCGGCTGCTCACCTATGGCGTGGCCGGCGTCGGCAAGACGCTCTTCGCGACGTCGGCGCCGCGTCCCGCTGTCATCCAGACAGAGGATGGGCTTGGCACCATCAGCGCGTCCACCTTCGGCGTGCTGCGCAGCTTCGACGAGGTGATGGAGGCAATCAGCAGCCTCTATTCCGAGCCGCATGACTTCCAGACCGTCGTCGTTGACAGCCTGGACTGGCTGGAGCCGCTGATCTGGCAACACACCGCGCAGCTTCACAACCAGCCGAACATCGAGGCCTTCGGCTACGGCAAGGGTTACGCGGCCGCAGCCGACACGTGGCGCAGCGTCCTCGAAGGGCTGAACGCCCTGCGCGACGAGCGCGGCATGGCGGTGATCCTGCTCGCCCACGCTGAGATCAAGCGCTTCGACAGCCCTGAGACCGAACCCTACGACCGCTATCAGCCGAAGCTCCACCGCAGTGCATCCGCGCTGGTGCAGGAGCATGTCGATGCCGTGCTCTTCGCGAATTATCGCGTCACCACCATGAAGTCGGACGTCGGCTTCAACAAGAAAGTGGTGCGCGGTGTCAGCGGCGGCGACCGCCTGCTGCACACCGTCGAGCGCCCGGCCTTCCTCGCGAAGAACCGCTTCGGCCTGCCGGAGACGCTGCCGCTCTCCTGGCCCGACTTCGCCGCCGCCGTCCCCTTCTACGCCAACGCCACCCCGAGCCCGCGGAGCTGATCCATGGCCCAGTTGAACGACACCTTCGATGCCACCGGCGTCGCGCCTGCCGCGCCGATGGAGCTGCTGCCGCCCGGCCGCTATGCCGCGCAGATCGTCAACAGCGAGATGCGCGCCACCCGCGCGGGCACCGGCCAGTATCTCTGGCTGGAGATGGACATCCTCGAAGGCCCGCATCACGGCCGGAAGCTCTGGGACCAGCTCAACCTGGTGAACCAGAGCCAGCAGACGGTGGAGATCGCCCAGCGCACCCTCTCGGCGATCTGCCATGCGGTCGGCCAGCTGCAGGTGAGCGACAGCGAGCAGCTGCATTTTCGGCCCGTGCAGGTGACGCTCACCGTCGAGCCGGACAGCCGCGACAAGCATCTGCCGCCGCATGAGCAGCGCAAGCAGAACCGGGTCAAGGGCTATGCCCCGCTCGGCGGTGCGGCGCCGGCGCGTCCGGTAGCGGCGGTGACGAGTGAGCGACATGCCCAACAGCGGGAACCTCGCCCGGCCGCGCCCCCGGCGCGCCCCGCGGCGCCGACAACCGCGACGCCGCCCTGGCGGCGGGCGGGCTGACCATGGTGTCGCTCCCCACCCCCACCAGCCCGACCGTGGACGCGATCTACGCCGCCTATGAGGCGGCGGCGGACCACGGTTATCGGGAGCATCTCGGCGCCTCGCTGATCGGCACCGGCTGCGAGCGCGCCATCTGGTACACCTTCCGCTGGGCGACCCGGGCGCGCCATGCCGGCCGGCTGCTGCGGCTGTTCGAGACGGGCAATCTTGCGGAGGCCCGCTTCGTCGCCGACCTGCGTCGCATCGGCGTCACCGTGCTCGACGTCGATCCCGCGACGGGGCGGCAGTGGAAGCTGCGTGACGCCAGCGGCCACTTCGGCGGCAGCATGGATGGCGTGGCGCTCGGCCTGCTCGAAGCGCCGCGCACCTGGCACGTCTGCGAGTTCAAGACCCACAGCGCGAAGTCCTTCGCCAAGCTGCAGGCCGATGGCGTCGCCGCGTCGAAGCCGACCCACTGGGCGCAGATGCAGGCGTACATGCATCTCGCCGGGCTGGATCGCGCTTTCTACCTGGCGGTCTGCAAGGACACGGATGCGCTCTACCAGGAGCGCATCCATCACGACGCCGAGGCCGGGTTGCGCATCCTGGCGAAGGCAGCGCGGATCATCAACGCGGTGCGGCCACCATCGCGCATCAGCGACGATCCGGCGTGGTGGGAATGCCGGTTCTGCGACCATCACGCCGTCTGCCACGCCGGCGCGGTGCCCGAACGGCATTGCCGGTCCTGCCTGCACGCCACCCCCATCGCTGACGGCGCATGGCACTGCTCGCGGCATCAGCACGCGCTGTCCCGGCGCGACCAGCAGGCGGGCTGCGGTGCGCACCTCTACATCCCGGACCTCATCGCCGCCGAGCAGATCGACGCCGGCGAGGACTGGGTCAGCTACCGGCTGCCAGATGGCAGCGCATGGCGCGACGGCGCCACCCCCATCCCCGAGACGCAGGAGATCTCCGATGCCGCTTGATGCGCCGTCCAGCGTGCTGCTGAAGCCGCTCGCCTTCATCACCGCCTTCCACGAGGTGCGCCCGCTCAACCCGGCCTATGTCGAGCGGCTGCGCCAGAAGGTGCGCGCGATCGGCGTGAAGCCCTATCCGCTGTCGGTGACGCCCGCCGGCGCGCTGTTCGGCGGCCGGCACCGCTACGAGGCCTTCCGGGCCGAGGGCATCACCGAGTGCCTGATGCACATCTCCGAGCCGGCGAGCCTGGATCGCGAAGCCATCGAGCTGAATCGCGCCAGCGAAGACGCGCTGCCCATGTCGTTCGTCGACTACGCCGAGATGGTGTGGCGGAAGCATGCGGCCAGCGCCACGCAGCAGGCCATCGCCGAGGAGATGGGGTGGAGCCGCGAGGCCGTCCGGAACTATGCCGGCCTCGCGAAGATCGACCCTCGGGCGTGGGCCATCATTGGCACGGCCTTTCAGTCCGGCGGGGCGGCACGGGACGAAGACGCCGTGCCAGCGTTTGGCACGGCCGTGCCATTCACCGAGTTCCTGCTGCGAAACATCCTTTTCCTCACCGCCGACCAGCAGCTCGACTTGGTGCAGGATCTCGCCGCCGGCAGGATCAACAAGAATAAGTTCAAGGTGCAGGCCGAAGCCTATCGCACCCGCAACGCCATCGCGGATTGGGTGCGCGACCAGCTTGGCGAGATCGATCCGGAAATCGTCGCCGAATCTGCGGCCGAGGTGATGCGCGGCGCCTATGACGCCGAGTGGGTCACCTACGCCGAGAACGGCATCGATCCGCCGAAGCTCACCCGTCTGGTGGAGGCCGCCCGCGCCCGCTTCGCGAAGAAGCACAGCCTCATCCTGATCCATGGCGACTTCCACGCGGAGATCGCGAAGCTTGGCGACGCCTCGGTGGACGCGGTCATCACCGATCCGCCCTACCGGATCAGCACCGACCGCGTCTATCGCCTCGCCAGCCAGGCCGACTGGAACAAGAACTTCGGCGCCTGGGACAACCAGCCCGAGGGCGAGTTCCTCGCCGACATCCGCCGCTGGGCCGACAGCTTCTTCCGCGTCATGAAGCCCGGCGCCTCCGGCTTCCTGTTCGTCGGCGAACCCTATCTCAACATCACCCAGGCGCTGTTCGACGCGGCCGGCTTCGAAATCAAGGGCAGCTTCTTCTGGTGCCGATCGAATCCCGGCACCTCGGTCACCAAGGCCGACTTCATGCCGGCGATGGATCACGCCATCCAGTTCGTGAAGCCCGGCGCGCGGCGCACCTTCAACTATCCGGGCGAGCCGGAGGCCTTCAACTGGTTCCAATCGCCGATCTGCGGCGGCCATGAGCGCCTGAAGACGCCGAAGGGCGAGACGCTCCACCCGACGCAGAAGCCGGAGGCGGTGATCCGTCACCTGATGGATCTGATCACCCTGCCGGGTGACCTGGTGCTGGACGGCTTCATGGGCACCGGCACGACGGGGAAGGTGGCGCGCGACACGGGCCGGCGCTTCGTCGGCATCGAGCAGGACGCCGGCTTCTTCGCCGCGGCCAAGGCGCGGGTGGAGGGCTGAGCCGATGAGCGACGGCACCAACCCCATGCGTTGGGACTGCGGCAGCCGTGGCTGCTTCAACCAGCTGCGCCGCCCGAAGATCGAGCGCTTCGCGGCCTGCTTTCCGGGGCGGATCGCAATGAGCGACATCGATGCGACCGTGGAGGTGAACGGCCACTTCGTTTTCCTGGAGATGAAGAGTTTCCGGGGCGAGATCCCGCGCGGCCAGCGCATCTACTTCGAGCGCCTCACGCGACTCTCCGACCGCATCACCGTGCTGGTCCTGTGCGGCGATGCGGAGACCATGCAGTGCGAGGCACTGCGCTGGATCCACAACGGGCATCTGTCCGATTGGCAGCCGGCGACGCTCGACGACGTCATCCGGCTGCTGAACAAATTCGCGAACTGGGCGCAGGTGCAGGGAGCCGCGGCATGACGCTCTCCCTCCGCCCCTATCAGCGTGCGGCCATCGACGCGCTCTACGATTACTTCGCCGGCAACACCGGGAATCCGCTCGTGGTGATTCCCACCGCAGGGGGCAAATCCGTCGTCATCGCGGGCTTCATCCGCGAGGCGATCGCCGCCTATGCCGACACCCGGGTTCTGATGCTCACGCACCAGCGGGAACTGATCTCCCAGAATTTCCAGGCGCTGCTCCGCGCCTGGCCGGATGCGCCGGCGGGCATCTATTCCGCCGGCCTGTCGCGCCGCGATATCCGCGCGCAGATCCTGTTCGCAGGCATCCAGTCGATCCACCGCCACGCCTATCAGGTGCAGCGCTGCGACCTGGTGCTGATCGACGAGGCGCATCTGCTCGGCCGCGGCGACAGCGGCATGTATCGCTCCTTCCTCAAGCAGCTGAACGAGATCAATGCCGGGCTGCTGAAGGTCGTCGGCTTCACCGCCACACCCTACCGCCTCGACAGCGGGCTGCTCCACGAGGGCAAGGACCGGCTGTTCACCGACATCGCCTATGAGGTGCCGGTGCTGGACATGATCCAGCAGGGCTACCTCTGCCCCGTCGTCCCGAAGCAGACCACGACGCAGCTCGACGTCGGCGGGGTCGGCACCCGCGGCGGCGAATTCATCGCGAAGGATCTCGAGGCGGCGGTCGACCGCGATGAGGTGACGCGCGCCGCGGTCGCCGAGATTGTCCAGCACGGCGAGGGACGCGGCTCCTGGCTGGTGTTCTGCTCCGGCGTGGCCCATGCACGCCATGTCCGCGACGCCATCCGCGAGCATGGCATCTCCGCCGAGACCGTCACCGGCGACACGCCGGCGCCCGAGCGGGACGGCATCCTCGCCGCCTTCAAGGCAGGGCGGCTGCGCTGCGTCACCAACGCCAACGTGCTCACCACCGGCTTCGACGCGCCCGGCACCGATCTCGTCGCGCTGCTGCGCCCCACGAAGAGCGTCGGCCTCTACGTCCAGATGGTCGGCCGCGGCACGCGGCTCGCCGAGGGCAAGGACGACTGCCTGGTGCTGGACTTCGCGGGCAATACGGCGCGCCACGGCCCGATCGACACGGTGGACGGCCGAAAGAAGGAACCCGCCGGTGATGGCGAGGCGCCCATCAAGGTCTGCCCGGAATGCCAGACCATCAACCACGCCAGCGCGCGGCACTGCATCGAATGCGACCATGAGTTTCCGCCGCCGGCGGTGAAGGTTGCGGCGCAGGCGGCGTCGAACGCGCTGCTCTCGACGCAGATCCAGGCGGCGTGGTGCGACGTGACGGGCGTCAGCTACGCCCGCCACGAGAAGCCCGGCAAGCCGACCTCGCTGCGGGTCACCTACGAATGCGGCCTGGCGCGGCACAGCGAATGGATCTGCTTCGAGCACACCGGCTTTCCCCGCGAGAAGGCCTGCTCCTGGTGGCGTCGACGCGCACCGCAGTTGCCGGCGCCCTCCTCGGTCGACGAGGCCCTGGAGCACCTCGACGCGCTGCGCCAGCCCATCGCAATCCAGGTGCGTCCCACCGGCCAGTACACCGAGATCACCGCGGCGAGGTTCATGTGACATGCCGCACCTGCGCCCACCCCGCCTGGCACTGGAATTGGTGGCATCCCGCCCGAACGCTGCGCGTCCACTGGACCGTGCCGAGCTGCTCTCCCGTCTGCCTCAGCCTCTGGAGGGACCGTCGCATGGTTGATCCCAACGAGCAGGAAGTCGGCGCGATGCGCGCCGCCGGCGACATCGCCGGCCAGTTCATCGACGCCGTCGGCCGCACCGACATGGCCACCTGGTCCGAGCAGGACTGGCGCGGTTTCATCGAGGCCATCTGCGGCGCCTATGTCGATGCGCTGATCGAGCAGCAGATCGCCATCAACTCCGCACTCGGCAAGGTGCAGCCGGGGCCGCCGGCGTGAGCGCCACGCCCAACTTCATGGCGCAATACGGCTCGCGGCTGGCGGACAACGGGTATCCCGTCATCCCGCTCATGCCGGGCAGCAAGGTGCCGGGCCGGCATCATGTCGGCCAGTGGACGCCCTATCCCGACTGGGCCCGGCATTGCGACCGCACGACGAAGCCCTTCGAGGTGGACATCTGGCAGCGCTGGCCCGGCTGCGGCGTCGGCATCGCAGCCGGCGTCGTGGTGGGCATCGACATCGATGTTCTGGACGCCGCGCTCTCCATCCAGATCGCCGATCTGGCGGCGCAGATGCTGGGCGACACGCCATGCTGGCGCATCGGCCGCGCGCCGAAGCGCATGCTGGTCTATCGGGCGGACAGCCCCTTTGCCGGGCGCAAGCGCCATCCGCTCGAGCTCCTCGCCCGCGGCCAGCAATTCGTGGCCTATGCCGTGCACCCGGACACTGGCCAGCCCTATGCTTGGCCGGAGGCCAACCTGCTGGACGTGCCGCTGGACCGGCTACCGGCCGTCGATGAGGCGGCCTGCCTGGCCTTTCTGGACGCCGCCTGGCAACTCGTCCCGGAGGCGCTGCGGACACGCTCTCTCCGCCTCGAGGACAGCCAGGGCGCATGGAAGGGCGCCTCGGATCCCCGCGGCACCTACGACGCGGTGAAGGCGGCGCTGGCCTTCCTTCCCAACGAGGACCTGGACGGCCATTCCTGGATTACCATGGCGAACGCCATCAAGGCGGCGCTGGGCGAGGAGGGCCGGCAGCTCTGGCTCGACTGGTCAAAGTCGAGCGCCAAGTCGGGGCTGTCGGGCAGGCCGGACACAGCGGAGCGCCGCTGGGCCTCGCTGCGCCCCCACAGCGTCGGCGCCGGCAGCATCTACGGCCTAGCCATCGCACGCGGCTGGGTACCGCCGCCCGACATCACCCTGAATGCCGATGCGGCAGAACGCGCCGCGCAGCCGCACCCGGCAGCGGCGCTGCTGGCCAGGGCGGAGGCGACGCCGCCAGCGCCGCAGCCCGAGGCCGCCCACCCCGCGGCGGCGTTGCTGGCCATGGCAGAGGCCACGCCGCTGCCGCCCGCGCCGGAGCCGAAGCCCTATCGCGTGCCGCCGGAGCTGCTGCAGGTGGATGGCGTGCTCGCCCGGTTCGTGGAGTACGCCACGGCCAGCGCGGTCAGCCCGCAGCCCTTTCTCGCCCTCGGCGCGGCCATCTGCCTGGTCGGCGCCGTCGCCGGCCGGCGCTATCGCACCCCCACCGACTTGCGCAGCAACCTGTACGCCATCGGCATCGCGGATAGCGGCGGCGGCAAGGACCACGCGCGCCGCTGCGCGAAGCGGGCGCTCTACGCCGCCGGCCTCGATCGCTATCTCGGCGGCGAGGATTTTGCGTCGTCGGCCGGATTGCTGGCGTCGCTGCAGCACCATCCCGTCCGTCTGTTCCAGGTGGACGAGTTCGGCCAGTTCCTGAAGCTGGTGCTGTCGCCGCGCGCGCCGACGCACAAAGCCGCCATCTGGACCGAGCTCACAAAGCTCTACACCTCCGCCGCCGAGGCCTTCATCGGCGCCGAATACGCCGACCAGAAGACCAAGCCGCGCGTCACCATCGAACAGCCCTGCGCCTGCCTCTGGGGCGTCACCGTGCCCGGCCCGTTCTGGCAGGCGCTGGAAGGCCGCGCGCTTGGCGACGGCTCCATCGCGCGCTTCCTGGTGTTCCTCAGCGACGATGACTATCCGGAGCGCAACGAGGCGCCCGCACCGGCGACGCCGCCTGCCGCTCTCGTGGCCGGGCTGCAGGCCATCGCCCGCGGCGTGCCGGGTCACAGCTACGGCGGCAACCTGGCCGAGGCGATGTCGAGCACGATCTCGACCCAGCCCTATGCCGTGCCGCTCACTGCCGATGCAGAGGCCGCCATGGCGGCGGTGCAGCGCGAAGCCACCGACCTGCTCCGCGTACATCGCGGCTCCTATGCCACGGCGCTGTTCGGCCGCTATGCCGAGAACACCGCGAAGCTCGCAATGATCGCCGCCGTCAGCCGCGATCCAGCGAAGCCCGTGACACAGGCCCGCGACGTCACCTGGGCAGCGGCGCTCGTCGAGCATTGCATCTGCACGCTGCTGCGCGAGGCCGACCAGCGCGTGTCGGACAACAGCACCGAGGCGAACCACAAGCGGCTGCTGGCCATCATCCGCGACGGGGGGCGGCTGTCGCGCAGCGACGTCACGCGCCGATCGCAATTCCTGTCGCGCCGCGAGCGGGAGGAAATCCTGGCCTCGCTGATCGAGGGCGGGCTGATTGTGGCGGAGCAGCAGGCCAGCGCCACCAAGCCGGCCACTCTCTACCGCGCGACGACGGCGAACAAAACACCATCGTTCAAGGGAGGCACGAGATGATGCATTTGGTGCGCCGAGAAAAATCCGCGGCTCGAAACCCAGGCGGACGGCCGGTCAGGGCCAGACTTTCAATAACTCAATTCTTCACGCGCACGCGCAGATACACACCCGTGGGCGCCCTTGGGGGGAGAGGAAGGGGTATATTGAAGTATTATATATTATTGAATTATCTCCTCTCCCAAGGGGGCGCCCCCTCCCACCAACCCGCGCTCACGCTTTCGCGAGGTGGCGCATGAGCCTGCCAGGCGCCCCGCAGCCGCCGCGGTCCTGCCTCGACCGCGGCTCCCGCAGCGCGACGACCACGCCCGAGATGGAGATGCTGCGCCGGCGCGTCTGGCAGCAGCAGGGCGTCATCTCGCTGCACCTCGAAGACATCACCGACCCCTGGCTACGCCAGGCCATTCAGAACGAAGCCACGCGGCGCTGGGGGCCGCGCAATGGAGGACAGAACTATGGCCGGTAAGCGCAAGTCGAAGCGGGTGGTCGAGGATCTCGCGAAGCCGTCGAAGTGGCGGCTGCAGCATGGCGGCTTCTCGGCGCCGATCCGCGACGCCGATCCCGAGACCGGCAGCCCGGTCGAGCATCGGCGTGCCGTCGACACGCTGGGCATGATGCTGGCGAACGGCACCATCACCCCGCAGATGCACGAGGCGGGGTGCATCTTTCGCACGCTGTTCCGCTCGGCGGCGCTGGACGGCATCGCCACCTCGCAGCTGATCCGGCTGGCGGGCGCGACGAATGACGATATGCCGGGCCGTCAACTCGATGCCCGGCGTCGTGTCGCGAACGCGATCGACGCCCTCGGCGGCCACGACAGCCCCGCCGGCTCCTGCGTGTGGTTCGTCGTTGGCCTGGAGTTCTCGGTGCGCGAATGGTCGGCACGCCAGGGCTGGGCTGGGCGTATCGTGCATGGCCCCGTGGGCCAGGGCATCCTAGTCGGCGCGCTCGGCACGCTGGCCATGCACTTCGGGCTGACGCCGCGGCAGCGGGCTGCGTGAGGCGGCTGCCTCACTCAGCGCCGAGGACGAACGCCACGGCCTCGGCGATCATCGTGAGCGGCAGCGCAGGGTGGTGCGCCAGGACGGCTTCGCGCACCGCCCGGCTATACGGGTCACCCCGCCCCTGGACGCCTGCCGGAGGGCGTCGGGCAGCCCTTGCGGCGGCCAGGGCACCCGGGCTCAGCCATGGCGGCGGGGGACGTGGTGGGGCGCCGTCGGGCATCCCCAACGATAGCCTCCCCTACCAGAACAAGACAAGAACATGCTATGCAGCGCAGAGACCCAAAGGAGAAGATCCATGGCCGCTCGAAGGCAGGCACGCGTGCGTCCCGTCGACGCCGCGATTGTCCGATTGATGGCGCTCGCCGCGAAGGCCGTTCCGCCGCACCGCATTGCGCGCGAGGTCGAGGTGATCGTCGCCGAATGGCTACGCGCGCCCGACGCCGACCCCATCGAGGCAAAGGGGTGGCTGGACGAACTGCGCGAGAAGATCGTCGTGGGCGTTGCTGACGCCGAGGAGCAGCTCTCGGACATCGACACCAGCGAGCCGGCCGCGGTGAAGCAGGCGCAAGCCACGCTGGCGGCGCTGGTCGCCACGCGGGATGCCGCTGAGCGTGCGCGGGCTGCTGTCCGCACATGAGCCAGGGTTGTTCACTTTGCGCGTATGGCCAAGCGGCCGCATCGCCTGACCATCTGGGGAATGTGGGCCAACACGGCCTCGCATTTCTGCGTTGGGCCTGCATCAGGCTCATGGTCGGAAAACTCTGCCAGAAAGCGCTATGATCCCGGATGGACTCCAAGGAACCACGGATCTAGTGCGAGAAGTGGCGCTGGGCGACGGGTGGACACTGGAACTCTCTGTCTACCTTGCGAGACGCTGACGGCAGGGAGTGTCGGAGCCATGGCCACCATCAGCAACCTGACCAGCCGCAATGCGGTTCTGCAAGCCATCAAGGAATACGACGACCTGGGACGCGATGACTTCCTCAGCCGCTATGGCTTCAGGAAATCCAGATCATACGTCCTGATCCACCAGGACAAGCACTACGACAGCAAGGCCATCGCTGGAGTGGCGTTGAAGTACGAGCCGGGCGTTGATCGAGCCTTGAGGTCCGATGAGTTCTCGGGCGGTGCGAACACGGTGCAGGCGAAGTTGGAGGAACTCGGCTTCGTGGTCCGAGCCTTCGCCGAGCCCCTGTTGATCCCCAGCACGGCCGCGTCTCGCACCACCGACAAAGAGACCCAGCGCGATAGCCTCGTTCTGCTCGCTCCGGACGAGGAATTCGCACCGGGTTCGGGAAGGCAGAAGACTTGGGACATGCTGCGATCATCCGTCAACTTGGAGGAGTTCGCTCAGAAGTTCGCAGCGGCAACGCCAGTCGCTCCAAGCATCACAGTGGCCAACTTCCTATCCTGGCTTCGACGATCCGGGCGAGCGGTCATGGCACAGGGCGAAGCAATCCGACACCTTCGTCCCGTCGACGCCGACGATGAACCCTTCGATCCCGAGAACATCACCGACGCCCGCGAGAAGGTCCGTCGTGAGATCCGAGCCCGCCGGGGCCAAAAGCAGTTCCGCGATGCCCTAATCGAAGCCTACGCGGGCCGCTGCGCCATCACCGGCTGCGATGTCCTCGACGTCCTGGAAGCCGCGCACATCACGCCATACCTCGGTCCCGAGACGAACCACGTCACAAATGGGCTCCTGCTGCGCGCGGACCTCCACACGCTCTTCGACACTAACCTCGTCGCTGTGGATCCGGAGACGCTGCAGGTGCTGGTGGCGCCCAGGATCCACGACCCGGCGTACCGGGCGCTGCATGGGCAGCCGCTACGGGCAACGAAGACAAAGGCATCAATGCCGAGTGAGGCGGCGGTCAAGCAGCACCTGGCGAATTGCTCGTGGTGACCCCCCACGGGGGCTCACGACACGCCTCGCCGCTCGTCACGCTCGCGTCGCGCTTCCATTTCGACCTCCAAGCGTGCCACCATCTCGACAGCCGCCTCAGTAGGCTTAGTCGGCGTGCCGCAGCCCGCGGCGCTCAGGAAGCCTTTCCTCGATGCGCTGTTACAATTCACCCCATGGCGGCGCGCAAATCGCGTTGGGTATAGTGGGGACACGTCGAGAAGGTGCGTCGAGCGCCGCGGCTCCCGAGCCACTCGCCAGCTGATCAGCCACTGTGGCTTTCGAGCCGCAGGGTCCTTCCTGGCCCCGCTGTATGCGGGGGGCGGAAGCGCGCAAGGTCGCTAGCGCCAGGCCGAAAAACAGGGTTGCGGTTTGCAGCCTTTTCCCCGTGCGATCAGCCAGATAGCCCGCAAACCATGCCGCGCACGGTTTGCACTCACGGCTGGATGGTTTGCACCCACTCCCAGATTCGGATGGCATCATGACGCTCCCCTGGATGGCAGCGAAGATCCTGCTGCGTCCGGTGGCGGAGCTGCGCCCGCATGCCGGCAACGCGCGCGTTCACAGCGCCGAGCAGCTGGAGCAGATCAAGGCCAGCATGCTGGCCTTCGGCTTCACCAATCCGCTGCTGGTGGACGAGGCCGGCGTGCTTATCGCGGGGCACGGTCGGCTTGAGGCCGCGGTCGCGCTCGGCATGGCCAAGGTGCCGGTGATCGTGCTGCGGCACCTGTCCGCTGCGCAGAAGGAGGCGCTGCGGCTCGCCGACAATCGCATCGCGGAGAACGCGACCTGGGACCAGGCGCTGCTGCGCGATGCGCTGGCCAGTGTCCATGCGGCGCAGGACATCGACCTCGCCACGCTCGGCTTCTCGGCGGATGAGCTCGCGGACATCCTCGCGGCGGCTGGAGATGCCGTGTCCGACGGCGACGCGCCCGAGGCTCTGTCCGCGGATCCTGCCGAGGGGGACGGTGCGGCTGGCGCGGCAGGCACGGAGGATGCGCCGGCGGACGATCCCGCCGACGCCGATCCGGAGCCGCCGCGCCAGGCCGTGACCCGCCCCGGCGATCTGTGGCTGCTCGGCGAGCATCGCCTGCTCTGCGGCGACAGCACCGATGCTGGCACGGTGGCGCGCGTCATGGGCGAGGACCGCGCGGCGCTGTTGTTCACGTCGCCGCCCTATGGAAACCAGCGGGACTACACCACCGGCGGCGTCACGGATTGGGACGCCCTGATGCAGGGCGTGTTCCAGCATCTCGACCTGGCTATGCGACCGGACGGCCAGGTGCTGGTGAACCTCGGCCTGATCCACCGCGACAATGAATGGCAGCCCTATTGGGCTGGCTGGCTGGACTGGATGCGCGCCCGCGGCTGGCGAAGGTTCGGGCTCTACACCTGGGACCAGGGGCCCGGTCTCCCCGGCGACTGGAACGGCCGCCTAGCGCCGGCCTTCGAGTTTGTCTTCCACTTCAACCGCCAGGCCCGCCAGGCGAACAAGATCGTGCCCTGCAAATGGGCAGGCACGCCGAACAAGGGCAGCGGGCTGCGGGCGGCCGACGGGACCATCTCGGAATACCAGCATGCCGGCCTGCCGGTGCAGGACTTCCGGATCCCCGACAACGTGCTGCGGCTGACCCGCCACAAGGGCCGCGGCATCGAGACTGAGCACCCTGCGGTGTTCCCGGTGGTGCTGCCCGAGTTCCTGATGCGCACCTACACGGACGAGGGCGACGTCGTGTTCGAGCCCTTCGGCGGCTCCGGCACCACCATCCTGGCGGGCCAACGCACGGGCCGGCGCGTGCGCGCGATCGAGCTGGCGCCGGCCTATGTCGACCTGGCGATCGCGCGCTGGCGGATGCTGCATCCGGACCTGCCGGTGACGCTGGCGGACGATGGCCGCGGATACGACGCCGTTGCCGCGGCGCGGATGGAGGTCACCGTCGATGCAGCTTGATCTCGTGGTGAGCAGCGCGCCGGTCGCATCCCTCGTGCCCTATGCCGAGAATGCGCGCACGCATTCGCCGTCGCAGGTGACGCAGATCGCCGCATCCATCGCCGAGTTCGGCTTCGTGAACCCGGTGCTGGTCGACGCCGAGGGCGTGCTGATCGCCGGCCACGGCCGCGTCATGGCCGCGAAGCAGCTGGGCCTCGCCTCCGTGCCGGTGTTGCGGCTCGGTCATCTCTCCCCGGCGCAGGCGCGCGCGCTCCGCCTGGCCGACAACCAGATCGCGTTGAACTCCGGCTGGGACGAGGCGCTGCTCGCCGCAGAGATTGCTCGCATCCGCGACGAGGCCGTGGTCGACCTGGACGTGCTTGGCTTCTCCGGCATGGAACTGGATCGCCTGCTGGCAGCTGCCGATGCCGGCCTCGGCGACGATGCTGATGAGGCGCCGCCGCTGCCCTTGGTGCCAGTCACCCGCAGCGGCGACCTCTGGCGCTGCGGCGAGCACCGCCTGCTGTGCGGCGACGCGACGAAGCTGGCCGATGTGCAGCGTGCGCTTGGCGCCGGCCATCTGGCGGACATGGCGTGGCAAGACCCTCCGTATAACGTTGCGTATGAGGGCGGCACCGCGGCCAAGATGACCATCGCGAACGATGCGTTGGGTGCTGACTTCGCCGACTTCCTGCGGCCCGCGCTGGCCAACATGCTCTCGGTCACCAAGGGCGCCTGCTACGTCTGCATGTCCTCCTCCGAATGGCCGACGCTGCATCGCGTCTGGCAGGAGGCCGGCGGCAAATGGTCCAGCACCATCATCTGGGCGAAGAACACCTTCGCTCTCGGTCGCGCCGACTACCACCAGCAGTTCGAGGCCATGCTCTACGGCTGGAAGGCAGGCGCGCAGCACTACTGGTGCGGCGCGCGCGACCAGGGGAATGTCTGGCACTTCGACAAGCCGGCCCGCAACGACCTGCATCCGACGATGAAGCCTGTGGCGCTGATCGAGCGGGCGATCCGCAACAGCAGCAAGCCGCGCGACACGGTGCTGGATTGCTTCGGCGGCTCGGGCACCACCATGATCGCGGCGGAGCGTACCGGACGGCGCGCTGTGCTGCTGGAGATCGATCCCGCCTATGCCGATGTGATCGTGCGGCGCTGGCAGGAGACGACCGGCAAGGCCGCGGTGCTGGATGGCGAAGATCGTACCTTCGCAGATATCGCCGCAGTTCGAGATGTCGGGAGCGCCAAGGCGATTGCATGACCACGTGGCGCGCTGCTACCCCATGATCATCGACGTCTCCTGACCAACCCGCTTCGAGGACCGGCTGTGCCGCAGCGACAGGTATACACCATTGGCTATGAAGGAGCGGATCTGGCGTCCTTCCTTGCGAAGCTGGCGTCCGCGGGCATCAAGCAGGTGATCGACGTGCGGGAGTTGCCGCTCTCCAGAAAGCGGGGCTTCTCGAAGACAGCTCTCGCGGCCGCGCTTGCCGAACGCGAGATTCGCTATCTGCACCTACGCGATCTCGGAGACCCGAAGCCTGGGCGTGAGGCTGCGCGGCGAGGTGATCACAGCAGCTTCCTCCGCATCTACAGGCGGCACCTCGCAGGGACATCGGCCCAGGCCGCCTTGGCAGAGGCGAACCGGCAGGCTGCCGCTCTGCGGTCCTGCCTTCTATGTTTTGAGCGCGACCACGACGGGTGCCACCGCTCCATCGTGGCGGACGCCATGACCGCCGCGACGGGGATCAGAGTGACGCATCTCCGCGTTTATCCACCAGACCGGCACAGTGCCCAGAGTAGCGATGAGCGCGCCACCACCCACGTCTGGTGAGGCCGAGGCGGTCGTCATCGTCAAGGCCGCGCCGCAACTTGGGCAGAAGCATGGCGAGACGGTTTGCTGCGCGGGAATCGATCTCCAGGGTAACTGGTTGCGCCTATACCCCGTGGCTTTTCGCACGCTTGATGAGGGCCAGAAATTCGGCCGGTGGGATCGCATTCGCTTTCGCTGGCGGCTTCCCAATGACGATTCCCGGCCGGAAAGCCGCCGGGTCGATCAGGACAGTATCCGCGTCGTGGGCGACCTTCGGCAAACGGAGCGTCAGCGATTTCTCGCAGCCCGCATTGTCACTGGTCTCAAGCGCGAGCGCGAAGCGAAGCGCAGTCTCGCGCTACTGAAGGCTCGCATCCTCGACTTTTCGCACGAGCGGAAGTCGGGTGATGAACTCGAGCGCGAAGGTGCAGCCTTTGCAGCCCTCCACAATCAGAGCGACCTCTTCAACACCAAGCCCCTGATCCCGTATCAGCCATGCCCATTCAAGTTCCAGTACCGCTACGAGACGGATGACGGCATCCGCCATGGGACCTGTCAGGATTGGGAGATCGAGGCAACGTTCTACAAGTGGCGGCGAGCGTACGGGGAGCAGCGGGCGCTTGCAGAAATGCAGCGCGTGTTTGGCGAAGAGTATCCGGCGAAGGGGATGCTGATGGCGATGGGCACCCACTCGCTCTACCCAGATACGTGGCTGATCAACGGCGTCGTCCGGCTCGACGAGGTGGAGCAGCTAGCGCTGTTCTGAAGTCGACGCGACGCGTCCCCGATCGAGAATACTCAATTACAGCAACAAGATAACACTGCATCTCGCTTGGCTCGGGCGCGGCACAGCGCGAATGGTCCGTCACGCGCAGGGGATGCCCTGCGCCACACGACGGAGACCAGCATGCCCGACCGCGAAGCCCGCGCCGCCCGCAACCAGGAGAACAGCCTCGCCGCCTTCCTCGCGAAGAAGGCGGAGTTCGACGCCCTGCTCGCCGAACTGCAGCAAGACAGCGACGACCACTTCTGGGCGGACCCTGAGGCGGTGCTCTGGGGCGAGACGGCCTGGCTCGCGGACGCCGTCGCGAAGCTGAAGGACATCGCTGATCAGCACTTCCGCCGCGGTGAGTACGCCCCCTAGCGCGGCGCACCCCGCGACGGCCCCGACCGGGTTCCGCCCGGCGGGGCTCCCGGCAGTAGGGCGCCGAGGGTCGGCTCCCGGAACCGGAGACCCCGACGATGAAGCTTTCCGACACGCAGCGCGCGATCCTCGCCGCCGCCGCCGAGCACCCCGAGCACCTGGCCTACCCGCCCGAGCGCCTGCCGGCCGGCGCGAAGCAGAAGGTGGCGCAGGCTCTGCTGAAGAACGACCTAGTCATCGGCGTGCATCGCCCCGCCTACGAAGCCATCGCGAAGTGGACGGTGGACGGCGACGAGCTGCTGCTGAAGATCACCGACGACGGGCTGCGCGCGATCGGCATCGACCCGAACGCGGGCGACGCGGCGGAGGAGGACGAGCAGAGCGCCGCCGCCATCGCGCGCCGCAACGCCGAGCGCCGCGCCGCCGCAGAGGCTGCCGCGCCGGTGGCCGACACGGCGCCCACGGGCGGGGGGGACGCCGCGGAGGCGGAGGCCGCCGCGGAGGAAGCCGAACCCACCCAGGGCGCGCCCACGCCCGCCCCGCGGGCCAGCCTGCGCGACGCCGCGCAGCGGGTCCTCGATGCCTGGGAGGACGAGGCCAACCAGCGCTACGACCTGACCGACGCGATCGACGCCCTGCGCCAGATCCTGGCGAAGCCCGCCCGCGCCACGCGCGAGACCGGCGCGCCGCGGAAGCCGCGCGAGGGCACGAAGCAGGAGACGGTGCTGGCGATGCTCCGCCGCGAGGAGGGTGCGACCATCGCGCAGATCTGCGAGGCAACCGGCTGGCAGCAGCACACGGTCCGCGGGTTCTTCGCCGGCCTGAAGAAGAAGGGCTACGCGGTCGAGGTGCTGGAGCGGATCCGCCAGGTCGGCCCGAACAAGACGGGCGCGAAGGGCTCCTTCGCCATCTATCACCTGCCGGCCTGACCACGGAGCCGGACACGTCGAGGGCCCGCCGCCCGACGGTAGCGGGCCCTTGCTCGTGATGACCATCACGCGCGGCGGGAGGTCGCCGCCATGCCGGAACTGACCGCCTCCACGCGCGAGGCCGCGCGGCGCCTCGGCGTCAGCGACACCGCCATCCACAAGGCCGAGCGCGCGGGCCGCATTGCTCGCGAGCCGGACGGCCAGTGGGACATCGACAAGACCCGCCGCCGCCTGACCGAAACCGCCGATCCCGTTCGCTCGCCCCTGGCCGGTAGCGCCGGCGCAGATGGCACGCCCTTCGCGCGGCTGAAGGTCGCGCAGCTGGCCCTGAAGGTGGAGGCGCAGCGCCTCTCGCTGGATGAGACCAAGCGCCGCCTGCTCGATGTCACCGAGGCGAATGCCGCGCTCGACGAGATCGGCAGCACGATGCGCGATGCGCTGCTCAACTGGCCGGCACGCGTGTCGGGCCTGATTGCCGCCGAGATCAGCGTCGACCCGCATCTGCTGCAGACCATCCTGCAGAGCCACATCAACGACCTGCTGACGGAGGCGGCCGATCGCTTCGATCCCGCAGGCCTCGGAGGGGACCGGTCTCCGCAGCCGTGAGCATGTGCGGCGGCGTGTCGGCGCCATGCTCCGGCCGCCGCCGCAGCTCACCGTCTCGGAATGGGCCGAGCGCCATCGCATGCTCGGCAGCCGCGCCTCGGCGGAGCCTGGCCCCTGGCGCACCAGCCGCACGCCGTATCTGAAGGACGTGATGGACGCGCTCTCCGCGGTGCATCCCGCCCGCCGCGTCGTGTTCATGAAGGGCGCGCAGGTGGGCGCGACGGAAAGCGGAAACAACTGGCTCGGCTACATCATGCACCACGTGCCGGCGCCGGCGCTGGCGGTGCAGCCGACCGTGGAACTGGCCAAGCGCTTCTCGCGCCAGCGCATCGACCCGCTGCTGGAGGAGACGCCCGCGCTGCGGGAGCGGGTTGCCCCGGCGCGTGCGCGCGACAGCGGCAACACCATGCTGTCGAAGGAATTCCCAGGCGGCATCCTGGTGCTGACCGGCGCCAACAGCGCGGTCGGGCTGCGCTCGATGACGGCGCGGTTCCTGTTTCTCGACGAGGTGGACGCCTATCCCGGCGATGTCGCCGGCGAGGGCGACCCCATCGCCCTGGCTGAAGCTCGCGCCCGCACCTTCGGCTGGCGGCGCAAGGCCTTCCTGGTCAGCACGCCAACCATCGCTGGCCGCAGCCGCATCGAGCGGGAGTATCTGGCGAGCGACCAGCGGCGCTTCTTCGTGGCGTGCGTGGCGTGCGGGGAGATGCAGTGGCTGCGCTTCGAGCGGCTGCTTTGGGAGAAGGGTGCGCCGGAGACGGCGCGGTATCGCTGCTCGGCCTGCGACCACCCGATGCAGGAGCACGACAAGACCACCATGCTCGGCGGCGGGGAATGGCGCGCGACGGCGGAGGGCCAGGATCCGCATACCATCGGCTTCCACATCTCGGCGCTCTACTCGCCCGTGGGCTGGCTGTCCTGGGCGCAGATCGCGCGGGATTGGGAGGCAGCCCAGGGCAAGCCCGAGGACATCAAGACTTTCAAGAACACGGTGCTCGGCGAGACCTGGCAGGAACAGGGCGAGGCACCGGATTGGGAACGCCTGGTCGAGCGCCGCGAGGATTTTGCCATGGGCGTGGTGCCCAAGGGCGTGCTGGTGCTGACCGCGGGCGTGGACGTGCAGGATGATCGCCTGGAATGCGACGTCTGGGGCTGGGCGGAGGGCTTCTCCTCCTGGCTGGTGGACCACGTGGTGATCCCGGGCAGCCCGCGCGACCGTGAGCCCTGGGACGAACTCGCCCGGGTGCTGGCGCGCGACTGGCCTCGGCAGGGCGGCGGCGCGATGCGCATCGCCCGGCTTTGCGTCGACACCGGCGGCCGCGACACGGCGGCTGTCTATGGCCACCTGCGCCGCCTGCGGGATCCGCGGATCGCGCCGACCAAGGGCATCGATGGGTGGAACCGGGCGCAGCCAGTGCAGGGCCCGACGCCGGTGGACGCGCTGGTCAACGGCCAGAAGCTGCGCCGCGGCCTCAAGCTCTGGACCGTGTCGGTCTCGACCTGGAAGGCCGATCTCTATCGCCGGCTCTGGCTCGGCGGCGGCGACGCGGAGGATGTGCCACCGGGTTGGGTGCATCTGCCGCGCGCGATCGAGGTGGAGTGGGTCAAGCAGCTTGTCGCTGAGCAGCTGCGCACCACGAAGGACCGCCGCGGCTTTGCACGCCAGGAATGGGCCAAGCTGCGGGAGCGGAACGAGGCCCTGGACTGCGCGGTGCTGGCCCGCGCCGCGCTGTGGCTGCTCGGCGCCGATCGCTACGGCGATCGCTTCTGGCAGCAACTGCGGGACCAGATCGCGGATGCACCTCTGCGGGCGAGCGAGGTTCCCACCGCAGGGAATGTCGCTCCCCCATCGCCGCCTCCGGCGCCAGCCGCATCCGACACCCAACGCCCACGCGGCTGGCTCGCGCCGCGCAGCGGCTGGCTTCGCTGAAGGAGGAGGTGATGAACCCGACCGTCCTCGCCTGGGCGCTGGCGCAGCCCGCTGGCACCCGCGCGTCCGTGCTGGCCGCGGCCTTCACGGGCGGCACGACCCGCGTGACCTTCGACGGCCGCACAGTGGAGTACCGCTCCCTGGACGAACTCGGCCGCGCCCTGTCGGTGCTGCACGCTGCCGAAAACGCTGCCGCGCGCCGCCCCAGCGTCACGTTGGCCAGCTTCTCGCGCGAGGGCAGCGGGTGATGGGGCGTCTCCGCGATGCCTGGCACGCGCTGCGCGGCTATGCCGCCGCGCAGGACAGCCGCGCCTCGAGCTGGGCGGCCTCGGGCGGCAGCGCCACGGCCGAGGTCGGCGCGGCCGCGGCCACCGTCGCACGCCGTGCCCGCGATGCCGTGCGCAACGACCCGTATGCCGCCCGCATCGTCGATCTGTGGACCGGCAACGCGGTCGGCGCCGGCATCACCACCCGCTGGCCGGACAAGCCGCATGCCGAGGCCTGGCGCCGCTGGTCCGACAGCACGGCCTGCGACGCCGAGGGCCGGCTTGATCTCTTCGGCCTGCAGGCGCTGGTGATGCGGGCGGTGGTGGAGAGCGGCGAATGCTTCGTCCGCCTGCTGCCGGCCGACATTTCGCCGGCGAACCCGATCGGCCTCCGCCTCCAGGTGCTGGAGAGCGACCATCTCGACACGGCACGGCAGGGCGTCATCGACGGCGTCCCCACGCTGCAGGGCATCGGCCTCGGCGAGGCCGGTGAGCCGGTCGGCTACTGGCTGCACCGCGTGCATCCCGGCGCGTCGTGGGTGCTGCCGGGAGGTGCCACCTGGTTGAGCAGCCAGCCTGTTCCGGCGCGCGACGTCCTGCACATCTATCGCAAGCGCCGCCCCGGTCAGATGCGCGACGTCTCCTGGCTCGCGCCAGTGCTGACCCGGCTGCGCGATCTCGGCGACTACGAGGCGGCTCTGCTGATGAAGGCCAAGATCGAGGCCTGCCTCGCCGCGGTCGTCTCCGAGGATGGCGACGAGGCCATGACTGGCCCGGCGTCAGGCCTGCTGCGCGACGCCCAGGGCCGCACCGTGGAGAGCTTCGAGCCCGGCATGATCCTGTATCGCCGCGGCATGGGATCCGTGGAGGTCGTGAACCCGTCCGGCGGTGGATCACACGCTGCGTTTGCCCGGCGCGCGCTGGAGGCGTCAGCGGTCGGCACCGGCCTCACCTACGACCAGGTGGCCGGCGATCTGACCCAGGCGAACTACTCCAGCCTGCGGGCCGGCAAGATCGAGTTCCGTCGCCTCTGCGAGCAGGTCCAGTACGGCATGCTGATCCCGATGCTGGTGCGGCCCATCGCGGACCGCTTCCACGCGCAGGGCGCGCTGCTCGGCCTGTGGGGCGACGAGATCCCGGCGGACATGTCGCACGTCCCGCCGGCGCACGAGATGATCGACCCGCTCAAGGACACCACGGCGCTGATTGCGCAGGTCCGCGCCGGCTTCGTGCCGCAGCCGGAGGCGGTCGGCGCCTTCGGCTACGATTTCCGCCAGGTCGTCGAGATGATCCGCGAGGCCAATGCCCTGCTCGACGAGGCGGGCCTCTCGCTCGACACTGATCCGCGCCGCGTCGCGAAGTCGGGCGCCGCGCAGGACGCCGCCCAGCTCGCCGCCATCGAGATCGCCGCCACCGGCGCCGCGGGGCCACCGCGCGAGACGGACAGGCCAGATTGAGCAACTTGGGATCGCCGGACTTGATGATCACTATGCGGCCGTCGACGCCTGTGGCGCGTCAGATGTTGCATCGGCCCTACAATCGACAGGATCGCAGCGTCCCGGTGCGCATAATTCACACTTCGAGACGCGAGACCATGTCGAGGAAACCCCCGGCGGTCGTCCGCGGCGCCGTCATGGCCAACGGAATTCCGAACGTCGCCGCCTCACGCACCTCGCTGGCCGTAGCGCCGTAGCGGCGGCGAAACGCGCGGCTGAAGACCGATGCGTCGCAATAGCCCACGGAGTCCGCAATTTGTTGAATGGAACGACGCTCACCTGAGTCTTCGAGTCGGCGCCGTGCCTCGGCCAAGCGTTCAGCCTTGATGGCCTTTGCAACGCCGCCCAGCGGCTCGAACAGTCGGTAAAGCGCGCTGCGCGAAAGGCCCGCGTCCCGACAAAGCCGCTCCGGCGTCAAGATCGCAGACCCAAGCCTCGCACGAATAATGGCACAAACTCGTTTGCGCAGCACGGCTTCTGCATGCGGGCGAGCAGCTTTGAGGTTGTCGGCGCCTGGCGCGAGGGTCCCGCGAAGCAGCGTGAGGGTGGCGTCGGTTAAGTGGGGCACGTCGGCGAGGGTCATGTTGGGCAAGCAAGCAGCCATGTCACGCAGGAACGCGACGAGAAGCTGACCCATCGGCGTGGTGAGCGCCTGGACGCCGTCAACGCCGCCCGGCAGGCCGAGACCCGGCAGCGCGTCCCGCGTTACAAAGGCGACAAGCCAATCCTCCTCAGCACCTGGGCGTTCGACCGCAAAGGGCTGGTCGCAGGACATGAGGATCGGCCGCGCCGCTGAGACGTGCTGTGTCGTCCCATCGATTACGACGCGCTGTGCGCTGCGGACCGGGATATTGAGAAGCCAATGATCCAGCCCGTCTCGCCGGACCATGGCGGGCGTGCGACGCTGGTCGAGCGGCGGAGAACTGGTGCGCTTCATCACGATGGAACCAAGCGACCAGGCCGTGTAGCTCGCCGAGCTGTCAGCCCAAGCCTCGCGCTGGATCAGCTCTGCGAACCTGATTGCGTCGGCGCGGTAGGCCTCGAATCGCTGCGCTACTGGGAGTCCCTGCGTCGTGAAGCTGACGCTGGGAAGCGGGCGGGAAGGCCTGCCGCTACCGGCATATTTCGTCACAGATCGGCATCCCCACCATTGGTTCTTCTAGGTTGTCCTAATGGGTAGCCTTTGGGGCCCATCCCCTGTCAAGTCGGTCGTAGACAGGTCGCCAGCGCCGCCCCGGACGCAACACAACTCGCCGCCATCGAGATCGCCGCCACCAGCGTCGCGGCACCGCCGCGTTCCGACCCGCAACAGCAGGGCTGACATCATGACCGAACCCATCGAACCGGCCGGCAGCGATGCCGCGCCGGAGACTGCCGCTGCGCCCGATCGCCCTGCTCCGGCCGCGCCGGTTCCCATCGATGGGCAGTCGATCGTGGCGCATCGCGCGCTCACCGCGCCCGCCACCGTCGATCGCGCCGCCCGCACCGTCGAGGTCGTCTGGTCCACCGGCGCCCGCGCCCGCAACTTCGTCCCCGCCCTCGGCCTCATCACCGAGGAGCTGGAGATGTCGCCCAACGCCGTGCGCATGGACGCGCTGCGCTCCGGCAACGCACCGGTGCTGAACACCCATCGCAGCATGGATGCGCGCGACGTGCTCGGCCGCGTCACCGCCGCCCGCCTCGAGCGCGGCCGCGGCATGGCCACGCTGCAATTCTCCTCCGCCGCCGACGTCGAGCCAGTCTGGCAGCGCATCGCCGACGGCACGCTGCGCGCCGTCAGCGTCGGCTATCGCGTCCACCGCTACGAGCCACGGCCGGACATCGCCACCGGCACCACCGTCCACCGCGCCGTGGATTGGGAACCCTTCGAGATCTCCGTCGTGCCGATCCCGGTGGATCGCGACGCCGCAGTTCGCGCGCAGGGGGACCAGGGCGCCCCCATGCCCGCCATCGAACCCGCCCTCACCGAGAAGGACACCACCATGCCCGACGCCAACGACACCCCGCCCGAGAACGCCCCGGTGCCCACCACGCCCGCGCCCGAGCCGGAGCGCACCGCGCCGCCCGCCGATCCCGCCGCCGAGGCCACGCGCGCCGAGCGCAGCCGCATCGCCGGCATCGACACCGCCGTCGAGGCCGCCCGCGCCCTGCTCTCGGCCGACCGTGTGGCCGCCCTGCGCGCCGACGCCGTCGAGCGCGGCTGGTCCCCCGACGACACCCGCCGCGCCCTGTTCGACGCCCTGGTGCGCCACGCGCCGCGCCCCTCCATGCCGGCCAACCCGGCCTCGCATGCCGGCCCTCCGCGGGCCGAGATCCTCGACGCCATGGCCGAGGCGATCGCCGCCCGCGCCATGCCGGGCTACCAGCCCTCCGGCAATGGCCGCCACGCCGAATTCATGGGCTGGCGCCCCTCCGACATGGTGCGCGAACTGCTCACCCTTCATGGCGAGACGCAGGTGCCGCGCGATCCGGTGCGCCTCGCCGAGCGCGCCTTCCACACCACCTCCGACTTCCCTGCGCTGCTCTCGGCGGCGGCCAACAAGATGCTGCTCGCCGCCTACGCGCCCGCCGCGCCGACCTATCGGCAGATCTTCCTCCGCCGCGATTTCCGCGACTTCAAGCCGCACCGGCACCTGCGCATCGGCGACTTCCCCGTCCTGCAGCCGCTGCTGGAGAATGGCGAGATCCAGGCCGGCACCATGTCCGAGAGCCAGGAGATCGTGCTGCTGCAGACCTTCGCGCGCCGCATCCGCGTGACGCGGCAGATGCTGGTGAACGACGATCTCGGCGCCTTCACCGACTTCGCGGCGATGATCGGCCGGCGTGTCGCCGACTTCGAGAACGCCACCGCCTATGCCCTGGTGAACCTCGCCAACGGCGATGGCCCGACGCTCACCACCGGGAGCGCGGCGGTGTTCGCGACGGGGGCAGTGCGGGCGAACAAGGCCGCGGCCGGCACCGCGCTGGACGAGGCCAACATCGCCAAGGGCCGTGAGGCCATCATGAAGCAGCGCACGCTCGACGGCCTGCCGATCTCGCTCGGCCGCAGCATGCGCGTGCTGGTGGGGCCCGCGCTGGAACTTCCCGCGCTGAAGCTCACCGCGGCCATCGCCCCGGCGGCGTCGGCGAACGTGAACCCCTATGTCGGGCTGCTGCAGCCGGTGGTCGAGCCACTGATTTCGGCGAACCGCTGGTATCTCTTCGCCGAACCGCCGACCACGCCGGTCTATGTCTACGGCTACCTCAACGGCGCCGAGGGACCGCAGGTCACCACCGGCCCGGTCTCCGGCGTCGATGGCATCGAGGTCAGCGTGATCTTCGACTTCGGCGTCGGTGCCATCGACTGGCGCGGCGCCTGGTTCAACCCGGGCACCTGATCCCGGCTGCTCCCTTCCGTCATCAATCCATGCAGAGGCCGCCCCACCGGGCGGCTTCTGCGTTTGTGGAGACCCCATTCCCATGCGCAACTTCATCCAGCCGGGCGACAGCCTGGCGGTCGGCGTCCCCTATGCCGGTGGCATCCTCTCCGGCCAGGGCGTGCTCGTCGGCGCGCTGTTCGGCGTGGCAGCCGTCGACGGCGCGCAGAACGCCGTCATCGAGGCCGCCACCCAGGGCGTGTTCGACATCACCAAGGAGCCGGCGCTCGCCATCACCGCCGGCGCGCGCGTCTTCTGGGACAACACCAACCGGCGCATCACCACCACCGCCACAGGCAATTTCTGCGTCGGCATCGCCGCGCTCGCGGCCCTGGCGGCGGACACGACGGTGCGCGTCTGGCTCAGTCGCGTTCCGGCCTCGGGGGCGTGACCGCCTTCGATGCGGCGCTGGCCGTGCTGGCGGCGGACCCGAACCTCGGCACCGACGCCACCTGGCAGCGTGGCGCTGGGCCGGCCGTGCCGGTGCGGGTACTGCGCGCGTCACCGGATAAGATACGCGACGCCTTCGGCACGGCGCTGATCCAGGCCACCGACGTGCTGACGGTGCCGGTCGCCGCGCTGCCGGAGATCCTCGCCGGCGACGTGTTCTCCCTCGGCGCCGACATCCTCACCGTCCAGCACGCCGAGCGCGATGCCGCCGGCACCGCCTGGCGCGTCCTCTGCCAGCGATAGGAGCGAGCCATGCCGCAGAGCACCCTCGGCCAGTGGAGCGTGCCGCTCGACCTCGCGCTGGGGGCTGCGGCGGGCCTCGCCGGCGGCTTCGTGCGCTGGAACAATCCGGAGCGTCGGCGCCTCGGCTGGTGCCTGGTGTGGGAGGTTCCCTCCGCGGCGCTCGTGGGCAGCGCCGGCTACGCGCTCGGCGGTCTGCTCGAATTCAACGAATACGGGCGGTTCCTGTTCGCCTTCGTGTTCGGCTATCTCGGGCAGGCCGCGCTGCATGACCTCGCCGTCGCCGTGCTGCGCCATCGTGCGGGATTGCCGCCCAAGGATGGCGGCACGTCGTGAGGCTCGGCGCCACGATCGTCGGTGACCTGCGCCGGGTGCTGGCGGCGGAGGTGCAGGCTGGCGAGCGCGCCGCCATGACCGCCGTGCGGGCCGAGACCGAGCAGGTGAAGCAGGAGTTGCGCAAGCAGGTGACGACGGCCTTCTCGGGCAACGCGCGCGGCGTGGCCAACGCCTGGCGGTCGATGATCTTCCCGCGGAGCGGGCAGTCGCTGCGGCCGGCGGGGCTGGTGTTCACCAAGGTTCCGGCGATCATCGATGCCTTTGAGCGCGGTGCGCTGATCCGCGCCAAGGGTGGCGGGAAGTTCCTTGCCATCCCGACCGGCTTCAACGCCGCGCGCGGACGCCGGGGGCGTGGTGAGAAGGGCATGCGCGTCACGCCGGCGCAGATGGTCGCTTCCGGGCAGGCCTTCCTTCGCCCCTTCAAGTCCGGCCGTGGCTTCGTCTGGTGCCTTCCGCTGCGCCTGGGCGAGCAGACCGGGCGACGTCGCCGGACCCGGCTGGTGGCGGGCGGCGTCACCGAGGTCGGCACCGCCAATCGCAAGGGCCGCGAGGCCTGGGCGCGTGGACTGCTGGAGCAGGGGATGGTGCCGATGTTCCTGCTGCTGCCCCAGGTGAAGCTCGCCAAGCGGCTCGATGTGCGCGGTGCGGCTGAGCGCGGGCTGCGCCGCCTGCCAGGGCGCTTCGTGGCGGCTTGGGAACGCGAGAGCGGGAGGGCCGCGTGAGCACGCGCGAGACCGCCATAGCCGCGCTGCACAGCCGGCTGGTCACGGCGCTCGCCGTTCGGAACCCGGCACCGACGGTCCAGCGCGGCGAGACCATCCCGCAGCGCATTCCCGCCGGCGGACTGGTCGTCGTACGCGACGGCGAGACGGTGGAGGAGACACCGATCCTGTCGCCACTCGCCTGGCAGATCGAGCATCGCGCCGAGGTGGAGATCACAGTCGCCGGTGCGGCGCCCGCCGCACGCAACGCCCTGCTGGACGCGCTGCTGGTGGACATTGCCGCGGCGATCGCCACCAGCCGCACCCTCGGCGGCGCCGTCGAATGGGCGCAGCCCGGCAGCGCGTCCTTCGAGGACGTCGAATTCGAGGGCGCCGCCGCGGCCCGCGCCGCCGCCATCCCCGTGACCCTCTGGTTCACCGTCGCCGGCTCGCCGCTGGCCTGATCCCGCTCCAGGAGAAAGCCCATGCCCCGTGCCATCGGCGCGAATTGCCGCATGCTCATGCTGCCCGAGACCACCTACGGCACCGCACCCGGCAGCAACTGGCGGCGCATGCCGTTCCTGTCTTGCGACTTGGGCGCCGAGCAGCCGCTGCTCGATGCGGATGTCATCGGCGTTGGCAGCAATCGCGATCCGGCCGCACCTTTCCTCGACACGGTGACGGTCGCCGGCCAGGCGGTGGTGCCGGTCGACCTGATCAACATCGGGCACTGGCTGCGGCTGCTGCTCGGCGCACCGACCACCACCGGCAGCACCAACTTCATCCACACCTTCGGCTCGGGCGCGGCCGCGCTGCCCAGCAACGCGATGGAGATCGGCTATCCCGACGTGCCGTCCTTCGACGTATGCACCGGCGTGCGCGCCGACACCTTGGAGATGGACTTCACGCCAACCGGCGCGGCGACGGCGACCTTCGGGCTGCTGGGCCAGGGCTCGGTGCGCACGGGCGCCACCTCAGGCGGCACGCCGACCAGCGCGGCCTACACCGCCTTCAACAAGGCGCAGGGGTCCATCACGCGCAGCGGCTCGGCGCTGGCGCAGGTGACCGGGGCGCGGCTCAGCTACGCCAACGGCATGGAGGCCGTGCGCACCATCCGCGCGGACCGCCGCGTCGAGGGCGTGGATCCCGGTATCGCGCGCTGCACCGGCCAGATCACCGTGCGCTTCGAGAACACCACGCTGCTGGCCCAGGCGCAGGCCGGAACCTCGGCGGAATTCGCGCTGGCCTTCACCATCGACGCCAATCGCAGCCTGACCATCACGCTGCACGAGGTCTATCTGGCGCTGGCCAAGACGCCGATCGAAGGACCAGCCGGCGTGGAGGCCAGCTTCGATTTCAGGGCCGCGTTCAACGCCACGGCGACGCGGATGATGACCGCGGTGCTGCGGAACCAGCAGGCGGGGACGGAGTATGCGTGATCGTGTTGCTCATGCCGGTAGGCCAGGAGGGATGTGTGATCAGGTATGCTCGTGGCTGGGGGCGGTCGCAGGCGGGCCCTCGGATATGAACCCGGTTCGAACAAGCTCGCCCAGATGCCGTGAGAACAGTTCAGCTTCTGCCCAAGCAGCACCGCCCATCGACGCCGCTCGAAGCAAGCTGTGGATCATCCCCTTCGCCAGAGTATCGTGGACGTTCACATCAGCCCCTTGCAGGGCGGCTGAGAGCGCTTCGCCTTGCGGCCGCAGCGGGTCGTGCTCCGCCAGATGCACAAGGGTCGGCGGCAGCCCCGCGAGGAGCGCGCCATCAAGGGGGAATGCCCCGGGACAGGGGCGCGCTACCCGACCCAGGTACGCACCGATGTAGTAGGCGATGTCGTCAGGCTTCAGAACCGGATCGCGCCCGTGCGTCGCGATCCATGCCGGGCCGGTGTTGGAACTGAGCGGGCCGGGACACAGCAGCCCAAGCGCCGCGATCCGCGCTCCGCCGCGATCTCGCTCCGCAATTGCCGCAGAAAGCGCCAGCGTCGCGCCGGCACTTTCGCCCGCCATTGCAAGCCGCTGCGTATCGATGCCTTCGTCCACATTGGCCCCATGCAGCCAATCCAGAGCCACCATCACGTCATCCAGCGCCGCCGGATACGGATTCTCGGGCGCCCGCCGATAATGCAGCAGCGCGACCTGGAGGCCTGACCAGGCCGCGATGTTCGCTGCCACCGCGTGATACGAAGCGATGCTGCCGGTAACGAAGCCGCCGCCATGCAGGTAGAGCACCGTCGGTAAAGCCGCGTCGCGTGATCCGGAACGGTAAATGCGCAACGGCACTTCCCGCCCCGAGGCCGTCACGAAGACGTCGCGGACGCTGATCCCGGCCGGAACGGTTAGGTCGAAACGCCGAGCATAATGCTCGAAGCGATCGCGCCGAGCAGAAGGATCGCGACTAACCGGCATGTCGGCCATGCGGGTGCGCAGGGCGGCGAGGAACTCCGTGATGCCTCCCGCGTAGACCGGTGGCGTCGTCACTCGATGCGTGCACCCGTCGCGCGGACAATCGGGGCCCAGCGCGCGACCTCTGCCCTGACAAAGTCGGCCGTGCCAGCGGGTGTCGTAGTGCTGATCGGGATCAAGCCCATTTCGTCAGCACGCGCGCGCATTGCTGGATCGGCCATGACCTCGTTAATGGCAGCGTTCAGGCGCTGCACGATCGCCGTGGGGGTTCCCGCCGGCGCGAAGATGATATTCCATGTGTAGGATAGATATCCGGGCAACCCTGCTTCGGTCAGGGTCGGAAGGTCCGGGAGTTGCGGCGCACGGTCGGCCGACGCAACGCCGATCGCGCGGAGCGTCCCTGCGCGGATATGCGGCAGTGTCGTGGACAGCGCATCGAAGAACACATGGATGCGCCCACCGATGACATCCTGGAGCGCCGGCCCCGACCCGCGATAGGGAACGTGCTCGATCTGCACGCCCGCCGCTTGCGCGAACATCGCGCCTGACACGTGGTTCGACGATCCGTTACCAGCCGAGCCATAAGCATAGCGGTTCGGCGCGGCCCGCAGCAGCGCGAGGAGTTCGGACAAGTTCTGCACTGGCAGGGTGGCCGGCACTACCAGGATCTGCGGCACGTCGACGATCCGCACGATCGGTGTGAAATCCCGAATTGGATCGAAGGGCAGCGACGGGTAGAGCGCAATGTTGAAGGCATGGGTCGAGACGGTGCCGACCAGCAGCGTGTAACCGTCCGGCGGGCTTTTTGCGGCCAGATCGGCACCGATGTTGCCTCCGGCGCCGCCACGATTGTCCACGACAACCGGCTGACCGAGGTTCTCGCTCAGACGCTGCGCGACGATGCGCGCGAAGACATCCGTGGGCCCCCCGGCGGCGAAAGGCACGATCAACCGCAACGGTCGGGTGGGGAAGGCCGGCTGCGCGGCAGCCTTGCGTCCGAAGCTTATCGCCGCCGTAGCCGCGATGATGGCGCGCCGCTTCATTCTGCCGCTTCCTCTGCCGTTATCGTAGGTGCCTCACGCAGACCAAGGACACGTCACCCACCATAGGCGGGTCAAGAGGTCCTGACGCCATCCAAACCGCGCCGCGCCACAGCTTGGGTCGGCCCAGCCGGATTCCCGATCGCCTCTCGCATCAAAGGAAGCCTTGCTATGCTCACCCTCGACCTCCCCGTCGAGCCGTACTGGCTCGACCTGCCGCGCGGCGTCCGCGTGGAAATCCGCCCCGTCACCACCGCCGTGATGGCCGCCGCCCAGGCCGGCTCCGCCCGTCGCCTCGGTGCGCTGCGGGCCGCGGAGGCCGATCTCGACCCCGACATGGCGCGCGGCCTCGCCTTCGCCTTCCTGGTCAAGGCGTTGGCCCGCCACGCCGTCACCGCCTGGGACGGCGTCGGCGACGCCGCCGGCAAGCCGCTGCAGCTCTCGCCCGAGGCGGTCGAGCGGCTGATGGACATGGACGACATCGCCGCCGCCTTCTGGGAGCGCGCCACCGGCCCGGTCGCCGCGGTAGCCGCCGAGGGAAACGCCTGAGGGCCCGCGCCGAGTGGCACTTCGGCTCCGGGCCCGATTACTGCCGCGGCTGCGCGGCCCTCGATCGCGACTGCGGCCTCGCCTGCCCCTACGCCGCCCACGCGCCGGCCAGCGTCGAGGGCGCTGCCTGCTGGGCCGCCGGCACCACCTGCGTGACGCCGGGGATGACGACCCTGGAGCTCGACATGGCGAGCGCGCTGGCGACGGCGCGCGCGATGGGCGCGACCGGCTGGGCCGCGGCCGAGATGCTCGTGGCCCTCGCCGCGGGCATGGCGGCCGGCGTCGCCTCTCTCCGGGGATGAAGCATCGTCACGCCGCGCAAGTGTCTCCGTGCGTGGCTGCAAACGCGCTCGGCTGCGCTATGGATAGGCGACGCCGCTCGTGTCTGCTGTCTGGCACTCGTCAATGGGCGGAGGCTGGGCGGCGCCGTAGGCCGCGAGGAGAATCTTTGGCATGGCGGCGAACCCCTACAGCGACCTACCTGACAGTGCATTCTGGCGCAGATCGGTGAGCCGGCAGCCGCGCGACGTAGACCCGATCGTCACGCCAAAATTCGTCATCCCACGCAACGCAAAAATAGCCACCGCCGGTAGCTGCTTCGCCCAGCACATTTCTCGCACATTGGTGGGAAATGGCTTCAACTACCTTGTGACGGAAACAGGACCCCAGGACCGTAATTTCGGAGTATTTTCCGCTCGGTATGGCAACATCTACACCATCCGTCAGCTCAACCAACTTCTGCGTCGGTGCTACTCGCTGTTCGAGCCTGTCGATGACATCTGGGAGACGCCGGCAGGCCGCTACATCGACCCGTTCCGCCCGCTCGCGGAGCCGGGCGGGTTCGGCACCGTTGACGAATTACGACGGGATCGGGACGCCCACTTCGCAGCAACCCGAACCATGTTCGAAGGGGCAGACGTCTTCATTTTCACCCTCGGGCTCACGGAGGGATGGGTGTCGATAGCGGATGGCGCCGTTTACCCTTTTGCCCCGGGCGTGATGGCCAATTCCCCGGAGGGCGCGAACATCGCCTTCCACAACTTCAGCGTCGCGGAAATGACCGACGATCTCCGCGCCTTCATTGCCGATGTCCGGAGGCTGCGGCCTAGCATCCGCTTCATTCTCACGGTGTCGCCTGTTCCGCTCATCGCCACCTACGAGGCCCGGCATGTGCTTGTGTCGACCGTCTACAGCAAGTCGGCGCTCCGGGTGGTGGCGGATGAATTGTGCAAAAACGACCCCGACGTGGAGTATTTTCCCTCATTTGAGATCGTGGCAGGTCATCAATCCCGTGGCGCCTTCTTTGCCGATGATATGCGGGAGGTGAGTGCCGAGGGCGTCGATCACGTCATGGGGATCTTCACTCGCCACTACCTGACACAGGCTGCTGATGGCCCGAGCCAAGATCCAGTCAGTCCGTCGGTCGCGCAGCCAAGGCAGGCGGGCCCAGCTGGAGCAGATATTGATTCGTTGATGGGCATCATCTGCGATGAAGAGATCCTCGACCGGTGAGGATCGGCGTCGTCGGAAACTGTCAAGCAACTGGCTTCGGTCGAAGCTTGCAACTGGCTGCCCCTGGCCACGAGGTGTTCATCGTAGGGCTCGATCGGCTGCCGGCCGACACTGACCATGTCGCCCTGGGACAGAGCCTATGGGCCAGCGATGTCGTCTTCGTGCAGAGAGGAATTCTCGATAGCCACAAGGCGTTCCAAGCGCCGGGAGACCAGGCGAACGACGCGCGCGTGTTCGTCTTCCCGGCCATTGGGTTCACAGGCTTCCATCCAGACTGCGTGTATCTGCGTGATGGCGCAGGCGGCATGATCCACGGCGCTGCTGGGCCCTATCACTCGGCACTGGTGGCGGCCTGCTTCCTCGAAGGGCTCACGCTTGAGCGGGCAATGAGGCTGCACAACAGTCTGGTCTATGCACACCTCGGATATTTCGATCGCTATGCGAGTGACTACACGCACCTAAAAAAACATTTCCGGTTTGTGGGGTTTTCGCTGGACGGGACAATCAGGAACGGTCCGCCCGTCTTTATGCACACAGTCAACCATCCCCGCATCGAGATGCTTTTCGGGCTTGCTCGGCAGGCGGCGCGGTTGGTTGGGCTAAACCCCAAAGCGGCAACACCACCTGACGATGAGTTGGCTGGCGGGTATGTCTGGCCGGTCTATCCGGAAATTGCCACGCGTATCGGCGTTGTGGGCAGCCGAACGTTCTCGGCTCATGGAAACCCGATCGAGCTCGAAGAGGTCTGTCGCCGTTCCTTCGAGCTCTTTGCAAGGGGCGGCGTTGGGGAGCCGCTGCCGCCCGCGGTCTTGCGGGCCCGCGAGTTTATTCGGCGTGAGGTGATCGGCCTGACTGCCCTACCGCCCCCAACTGCCGATGCGCCCCCGTCCTCACACGCGCCGTGAGACGCAGCTTCCAGCGGATATCGCCATCGGGACAAGCGCATTGGCTTCCGACCGTCGCGGCGTCGCAGTAATCATCGTCGTGATGCCCGATTCGCAGAGCCGCCGATCCATGACCGCCGAGACAGACCGGCTCGTCGGCCGAGCGCTTCGTCGGATCCGGCTGGCTCGGGGCATCTCAATTCAGGCCGCGGCAGACCATTTCGGCGTCTCCTTTCAACTCTTGAGTCGGGTTGAGCGCGGCAAGGTGCGGCTGCACGCCGGCGACCTGCACCGAATGGCGGTGTTTTTCGAGGCGCCGATCGCAGCGTTTTATGATGAAGTCTCTGAAGGCGGCGGACATCCGAATTTGACCGACGAGGAACGACAACGGGCGCCCGACGTGTCGCTGGCGTTCATGCGGGCCGTCTTTCAAATTCGGGATGAAGCAGCCCTGACGGCGCTCTTGGCCGTGTCGCGAGCGCTGGCCGAAGCGTCAGCAGCAGCAAGCCGCGGCGATTGCGCAAACGTCGATCGGCCAGATTCCATCTGACTGGCGCCTCGGCGCCGAGGCAGCCGGCCCTAGCATGGCTGCCTCCCTCACGATCAAGAGCTTCGACGCCGAGGGCTTCTGGCGCTCTCGCAGGCAGGTCGCCGCAGCATTCTAGAACCGCGCATCCGCGCGGGCGGTGAATGTCGCCGCCGAACGAAAACAGCCGCCCGCCGCGAGAAGGAGAAGCCCTGACATGGCCGACGCCACCCGCCGCGTCTCGGTCCGCCTCTCGCTGGACGACGCTGCCCGGGTGAAGTCCGGGCTGCGCGAGGTCGGCGAGACCGGGAGCCGCAGCCTGGAGCGCATCCGCGCCGGCGCGGAGGGCGCCTCACGCGGCCTCGACCTGCTGGATGCCGCCATGCGCGGCGTGCAGGCCGTCGCGCTGGCAGCGGGTATCCGGCAGATCGTGCAGGCCGGCGACGCGCTCACCCAGAGCCTGTTTCGACTGCAGAACGCCACCGGCTCGGTCCAGGCCGCCGCGCAGGTCTATGAGCAGCTCTACCGCAGCGCGCTGCAGACCGGCGTCGCCGTCGCCGACAGCGCCGACGCCTTCCAGCGCTTCTCGGTCGCGGCGCGCGCGATCGGCGCCACCAATGAGCAGGTGGCCCGCCTCGTCACGGGCCTGCAGGCCTCCGCCATCGTCTCCGGCGCCTCGGCGCAGGAGATCGGCAGCGCCACGCTCCAGCTTGCCCAGGCGCTGGCCTCCGGCACGCTGCAGGGCGACGAGCTGCGCTCCATGCTGGAGGCCATGCCGCTCCTGGCCGAGGCGTTGGCGCGCGAACTCGGCGTCGGCGTCGGTGAGCTGCGCAAGCTCGGCTCCGAGGGCCAGCTCACCGCCGATCGGGTGTTTCCCGCGCTGCTGCGCGCCACCGAGGCGCTCGGCCGGCAGCTGGAGCAGGCGCCGCTGACCGTCGCGCGCGCCTTCGGGCAGCTGCAGGTCTCGACCGGCCAGTTCCTCGGCCAGCTCGACCAGGCCATCGGCCTGTCGAACACCCTGGCCCGGGCGCTTTCGGGCGCCGCGCGCGCGCTGGATGGCGTGCGCCGCGGCTCCGGCCTGACCCTGCCGAGCGAGGACCTGGCTGCCCGGCGCCGGCAGCTGGAGGGGATCGACGGCCAGATCGCGCAGCTGGAGGCCGGTTCGGCCACCACGCCTCGCCGCGGCAGCGTCCGGCCGGGCCTCGTCGGCACCGCCGAGCAGCAGGCCGGCGTCGACCAGGGCGCCCGGCTGGAGGAGCTGCGCCGCGAGCGGCTACGCCTGATCGAGCAGATCGACACCGCCGAGCGCGAGGCGCTGATCCGCCGTCTCGACGAGCAGCAGACGGCCGAGCAGCGCGCGGCGGAATCCCGGCGCGAGCGCGCCGCGGCCGAGATCGCCGAGCTGCGCCCGCGGCTCGACGCGCAATTCCGCATCCGCCAGGAGTTCGATGAGCGCAGCCGCCGCCTCAACGACGCGTTGGCCGCCGGCGCCATCGACCAGGCCGAGCGCGATCGCCTCGCGGCCTTCGCCACGCGCGAGCGCGACGAGGCGCTGCAGCGGCTGGAGGGCAGCACGCGGCGCGTCGCCGGTGCGCAGCGGCAGCGCAACGCTGAGGACCGCGAGGGCGCGGAGATCACGCGCGAGGTCGCCTCTCTCATCCAGCAGAACGAGACGGCGACGGAGCGCTACGCCCGGCGCCTGTCGGAGCTTGGCCAACTCGTCGAGCGGGCCAGCGCCCGCGGCATCGCCCTGCCCGACGAGACCGTGGGCCGCGCCGCGCAAGCCGCCCTCGACGATCTCACCCGCGCCACGGCCGAGACGGGCGAGCGGACCCGCGAAACCAGCGACATCGCCCGCGACCTCGGCCTGACCTTCTCCTCCGCCTTCGAGGACGCCATCGTCCGCGGCGCCTCGCTCCGCGATGTCATCAAGGGCATTGGCGACGATCTGCTTCGGATCGGCACGCGCCGCCTGGTCACCGAGCCCCTGGTCGGCCTGCTGAGCCAGGGGATCAGCGGCGCGGCCGGCGGGGCGGCCAGCGGGGAGGCGGGCTCCTTTCTCAGCGGCATCTTCGCGGCGGCTGCGGGCGCGGGTGGGCGCGAATTCCACCAGGGTGGCATGGTGGGCGCAGGTGGCGTCCCCGTCGCCCTCCCGGGCGCCCTGTGGGCCAACGCGCCGCGCTTCCACGAGGGTGGCTGGCCCGGCCTGCGGCCCGACGAGGTCCCGGCCATCCTCCAGCGCGGCGAGCGCGTGCTCTCGCGGGAGGAGGTGCGCCAGGGCGGCGCGGCCCCCACCATCGTGATGCACATCACCACGCCCGATGCGTCGAGCTTCCGGGCGTCGCAGGCACAGATCCTGGCCGAGATGAACCGCGCCATGGCGCGCGGCCGACGGGGGCTCTGATCATGAGCTTCCACGATGTGCGGCTGCCCGAGGCGGTCGAGCTCGGCGCCACGGGCGGGCCGGGCTGGTCCACCCAGATCGTCACCACCGCCGGCGGGGCGGAGCGGCGCAACGCCAACTGGTCGCAGGCGCGGCGGTCCTACAACCTGGCCTCCGGCCTGCGCACGCGGGCCGACATGGCGACACTGCTGGCCTTCTGGCACGCGCGCCAGGGGCGAGCCTATGGCTTTCGGTTCAAGGATTTTTCCGACTTCGAGCTGCCACGCCAGGCGATCGGCAGCACCAACGGCAGCACGGCCGGCTTTCCGATCTTCAAGCGCTACAGCTCCGGCGGCGTGAACCACGACCGGGTGATCACCCGCCCCGTCGCGAGCACGGTCCGCTGCTGGCAGAACGGGGTGGAGCGGAGCCTGGGCGGCGGCGCCACGCAGTTCGCGGTCAACCTCGCGACCGGCGTCATCACCCTCGGCGCCACGCTCGCCGCCACCACCGGCCAGCCGGTCGAAGTATCCTGCGAATTCGACGTGCCGGTGCGCTTCGACATGGACGACATGGAACTCGAGCTGCGCACCTATGCCGCGCAGCGCTGGGGCGACATCCGGCTCATCGAGATCCGCTGAGGGATCCCCCATGAAATCCGTCTCTCCCGGCCTCGCCGCGCATCTCGCCGGCGCGGTGACCACGCTCGCCACCTGCTGGCGCGTGCAGCGCGCCGACGGCGCGGTCTATGGGTTCACCGACCATGATCGGGACCTGCTGGTCGATGGCCTGACCTATGCCTCGTCCAGCGGCTACGCCCGCGCCGCCATCGCCTCGCGCGCCGACCTTTCCGTCGATGACACTGAGATCGCGGGCATCCTCAATTCGTCGCTGATCACCGAGGCCGACCTGCGCGCGGGCCTGTGGGACGGTGCGGAGGTGCGGATCTTCCTGGTGAACTGGGCCGACCTGTCGCAAGGGGTGCTCCGGCTGCGCCGTGGCCGTATCGGCGAGGTCATCGCGGGCGACGATGGCGGCTTCCGCGCCGAGCTGCGCGGCCTCGCCCAGGCGCTGCAGCAGCAGGTCGGCGAGATGTACTCGGCCGAGTGCCGCGCCGATCTGGGTGACGCGCGCTGCAAGGTGCCGCTACGGCCGCCGCTGGCGGCGCGCAGCACCGCCTATGCCCTGGGCGATGTGGTGCGCGTGCAGACGAACCCGGTTTTTCTTGGCACGATGCGAGAGCAGGGCCGCTTCTACGCCTGCACCGTGGCGGGTGTGACCGCGCCGACGGCGCCAACCTTCAACGCAACGCCGCTCGGTGCGACGACAACGGACGGCTCGGTGACGTGGACGGTGCGCCAGGCCTGGACGTTCGGCGGGCGCGTGCAAGCCTCCTCCGACCCGGCGACGATCCAGGCTGAGTCGCTCTTCGGGATCAACACCCTCGCCGATGGCTGGTTCGAGGGCGGCGTGCTGACCATGGAGACCGGCGCCAATGCCGGCGTCGCGCGCGATGTGCTGTCCTGGGCGCAGGCCACGCGCACGGCTGGCCTGTTCCTGCCCATGCCGTTTCCCATCGCCGCCGGCGACGTGTTTCGCCTCCAGCCCGGCTGCGACAAGCGCCTGGCCACCTGCCGCCAAAAATTCGCCAATCGCCTGAACTTCCGCGGCGAGCCGCATGTGCCGGGCGGCAGGGCCATGGTGGAGACGCCCGCATGATCGGCGCGCCAATCCTCGACCAGGCGCGCACGCTGCTCGGCGTGCCCTGGCGCCATATGGGCCGCAGCACGGCCGGCCTCGACTGCATCGGCCTCGTCTGGCTCGCCGCCCGCCAGGCCGGCGTCGCGCTGCCCGAGCCGCCCCCCTACGCCCGCGAGCCGCAGGACCACGCCCTGCGCGCGGCGCTGCATCTTCACCTGCTGCCGGTCGCCCTCGACGCGACGCGGCCCGGCGACGTGCTGCTGTTCAACCTCGGCCTCTACGCCGGTCATCTCGGCCTGGCGGGCCAGCACCCGGCCTACGGCGTCCCGAGCGTGGTGCACGCCCATCTGCCGCGCCGCGCTGTCGTCGAGGAACCCCGCGCCCCCTTCGCGCCGCGCCTCACCGGCGCCTTTCGCTGGCGGAGCTGAGCCATGGCCACCCTTGCCCTCGCCGCCGGCGGCGCCCTGCTCGGCGGCGCCGGCTTCGGCTCCATCGGTGCCTCCGTGGGCTGGGCGCTCGGTGGCCTCGCCGGCTCCCTGCTGTTCCCGCCCAAGGGCCAGGACACCACCGGCCCGCGGCTCTCCGACCTCAGCGTCCAAAGCAGCGCCTATGGCACCGGCATCCCCCTCCTGTTCGGCACCACGCGCCTCGCCGGCAACATCCTCTGGTCCTCGGGCCTGCGCGAGCAGGCCAACCGCCGCCGCATCGGCGGCAAGGGCAGCAGCCGCGCCACGGCTACGACCTACAGCTATTCCGCCTCCTGGGCGGTCGGCCTGTGCGAGGGGCCGGCTGCAGCCGTCCGCCGCATCTGGTTCGACGACAAGCTGGTCTATGACGCCTCCGGTGCCTCGCTGCAGATCGAAATCCCCGGCCTCGTCTGGCGCTTCTATCAGGGCGACGAGACCCAGCTGCCCGACCCGCTGATCGAGGCCGCGGTCGGCGCCGACAACGCGGTCGCGCATCGCGGCCTCTGCTACCTGGTCTTCGACGACGTCCCCCTGGAGCGCCTCGGCAACCGGCTGCCCAACGTCACCTGCGAAGTCGTCATGGCGGGCGACCTGTCGGTCCAGAGCGATCCCATCACCGGCCGGCCGACCCCGATGGACGGGAGTCTTGCCGCCATCGACTGGTCCAGCCGCCGTCTCTGGACCGTGACCAGTTCCCTGACCGAGACCGTGCAGATCATCGAGACGCAGCTCGACAGCCTGACCTCGCGCGTCCTGGCCACGACCAGCTTCTCGCTGTCCAGCAGCGGCATCGCCGCCCTTCCGGGCGTGGGCCTCTTCTACGCGCCCTTCACGGGCAACAGCGGCCCGATTGCGCGCTACGACATGGACACCGGCGCACTCACGGGCAGCTTTGGCAGCGCCGGTTCCAGCCTGACCAACAGCCCGACCAACATCTCCCTGCTCGGTTCAGAGGCGCAGGACCTCGTGCCGCTGCAGGTCATCGGCGCGGCCGGCACCCGCTCCTTCCTGCTGGCCTCGCCCTTCACCTTTGCGGCAGGCGGCTTCTGCCTCGATGCCGACAGCATGGGCTATGTCTGGGGCTCCACCGTGGCCGGGCACCCGCGGCTGTTTGCGCCGGGCGCGCGCGGCTCCTGGGTGGTCGGTGAGGCGCGCGCAGGCGAGACGGACGCCTACTACCTCGCCGGACGCAGCGGCTTTCTGGAAGTCTGGCGCGTCACCGTCAGCGCGGCGGCGGCCGGCATCACCAGCGGGCCGCAGATCGGCGGCACCCTCGGCGTCACCGCCACCCGGCTGCCGGACATCCCCGCCGCCGCGCTCGGCCACGGTGCCGGCACGATCGAGCTGCGCCAGGCGATCTTCGACCGCGAGGATGGCGCGCTGCTGCTCGGCACCAGCCTGGCCAGCGTCGAGCGGCTGTCGAAGGTCACGACCGGCGGCGCGGCGCTGTGGAGCGTGGCGGGCCCCTTCTGCCAGAGCCGCGTCTCGCACCTCTCGCGCCTCGATGCCGGCCTGCATGCCGTGCTCGGCCTGAACCTCCTGGCCGTCTATGACACCCGCAGCGGGGCGCTGATCGCCAGCCAGCCGGTGCCCGGCTCCGATCCATCGGTCGGCGCCTGGCAGCTCTTCGAGGGCAGCACGCGGACCCTTTACGCGCAGACCCAGGGGGCCGGCGCGCGGCGGTTCCTGGCCATGCGGCAGGGCAGCCAGGCCGTGACCCTGCCCAGCATCGTCGAGGCGCTCTGCGCGCGGGCCGGCCTCGAGGCGGGCGACGTCGACACCGCGGCACTCACCGACAGCGTGGCGGGCTACGTGCTGGCCCGTCCGGGCGCGGTGCGCGCGGCCTTCGAACCGCTCGCCGCCGCGTTCCAGTTCGACGCGGTCGAGAGCGACGATTTGCTGCGCTTTGTGCCGCGCGGCGGGGCGGCGGTCACGACGGTCGCGCATGCCGACCTGGTGCGGTCCGGCGAGGCGGCGGTGATCACCGAGACGCGCGCGCAGGAGGTGGAACTGCCGCGGCAGCTCACGGTGCGCCACATCGACCCGGCCCGCAGCTACGAACCCGGCGCGCAGCATTGGCAGCGCCCCGCCGCGCCCAGCCCCACCATGCGCTCGCGCGACGCCCAAACCCTCGACCTGCCGATCGTCCTGGGCGCCGACGCCGCCAAGGCCATAGCGCGCCGCCTGCTGACCGCCACATGGCGCGAGCGCACGCGCCTGACCTTCACCGGCACGACGCAGCATCTGCGCCTGGAGCCGACCGACCCGATCACGCTGGTCCTGGCCGATGGCAGCACCCAGCGTGGCCGCATCCTATCGGCCCAGCTCGGCGCCGATTGGACGCTGCGGCTGGAGGCGGTGGCCGAGGCGGCGGCCGACTATGCCCTCACCGCGGCGGCCGATGGCGGCGCGGGCTACCCGCCCGACGCCATGCCGGCGCCCTACGGCATTCGCGCGCTGGTGCCCAACCTACCGTTGCTGCGCGACGGCGATGATCTCGCGGGCACCGGGCTGCGCGGCTATGCGCTGGCCGGCACCTATCCCGGCCAGGCTTGGCGCGCGGCGCAGCTGTGGCGCGGGGCGCTCGCCAGCCTCGACCTGCTCGGCGCGCTCGATGAGCCGATGGCCTGGGGCGGCGTTGTCGGGCCGGTGCCCGCGCCGACGAGCTATTGGCGCTGGGACGACGCCACCACCATCACTCTCGCGCCGCAGAGCGGGGCCGCGCGCATCGCCTCGGCCACCGATCTCGAAGTGCTGAACGGTGCCAATCTCGGGCTTCTGGTGTCGCCGGATGGCGTGGTGGAGCTGATCCAGCACGCGGTCGCGGTGGCCAACGGCGACGGGACCATCACCCTGTCGCGCCTGCTGCGCGGACGCCGCGGCACGGAGGATGCCGGCGCCTTCAGCGCGGCGCTCTATGTCCTGCTCGACGGCAGCGAAATTCCCTTCGGTGGGCTGCTCGCCTCCCTTGGCCAGTCCGAGACCTTTCGGGCGCAGGGGGCCTTCCAGCAGGTGCAGGAGGCGCCCGCGCTCTCCAGGGTCAACACCGGGCGTGCCGAGCGGCCCTACGCGCCGGTCCACATCACCGCCACGCGCGACGGCGCCAACAACCTGACCCTCTCCTGGGTCCGCCGCACGCGCCTCGGCGGCGCCCTTCTCGACGGCACCGGCGCCGTGCCGCTCGGCGAGGCCAGCGAGGCCTACGAGGTCGACATCCGCAACGCCGCCGACACCGCGACGCTGCGCAGCATCACCGCCACGGCGCCGACGGCCAGCTACACCGCCGCGCAGCAGGTCGCGGACGGCCTCACGCCCGGCGCGCCGGTGCGCGTCCGCATCTTCCAGATCAGCGCGACTGTCGGTCGCGGCATCCCCGGGAGCGCCACCCTTTGAGCGACCACCTCGCCATTCCCCTCGTCGCGGCCAGCCAGAACCAGAAGGAGGTGACGCTCAACGAGGCGGTGAACCTCCTCGATCGCAGCAGCAACGCAGACGCCACCATCGCGCTGGCCGACGCCAACCTGACCCTCACGGCGGCGCAGGTGCGGCAGAACGCGCTGCTGAGCTTTACCGGCACTCTGACTGCCCCGCGCGTGCTCACGCTGCCGGCCGGCAAGCGCCAGATCCTCCTGCGCAATGCCACCGCCGGCGGGCACGCGCTGGAAGTCGGGTACGCCACCGGCAGCCGCGCGACGATCCCGCCGAATGCCTCGGCGGTCATCCAGGCCGATGGCACGAACTGCATCGCCCTCGGCGCCAGCATCGAGATCGGCTTCTACATCCCCGGCACCCTGCTCGCCGGCCAGCGCCTGGCAGGCTTCCTGTTCACCCGGCGCATCGCGCTCCCCGCCGGCCTCGCCGGCTCGCGCGCCGCGCTCGAAGTCGCGCCGACCAGCGCCGCAACCTTCTCGCTCCAGCGCAATGGCAGCGGCATCGCCAGCCTCACCTTCGCCGCCGGCGCCACGACGGCGAGCTTCTCGCTGCTGGCCGAGGCCACGCTTGAGGCCGGCGACCGCCTCACGCTGATCGCCCCCAGCCCGGCCGATCCCAGCCTCGCCGATCTTTACCTCACCCTCCGCGGGAGACCCGTCTGATGGCCTACATCCTCACCGAGGGCTTCGACCTGTATCGCGACCTCGCCGATCTCGGCCTGCGCGGCTGGACCAGCCTGCCGAATGGCGGCGGCCTCGCGCCAGGCTTCCACAGCCATGGCCGCGCGCTGCGCATCCCGAACCTCGCGACCGCCGTGCTCGCGCGGCGGGATTTCACCAGCGGCGCGAGCGAGCTTTACGTCGCCTGCGATGTCCTGCTCGATGCCCTGCCGACCACCGCAAACCGGCTGCTCTCGCTCTATGAAACCGCTGTCGATCAGATCAACGTCCTGATCAACACCAGCGGCACCCTGGCAGTGCGGCGATCGACCACCACGCTGGCCACCAGCACCGCGGCGCTGCTGCCGAACACCCGCTACCGGCTTGAGCTGCGCGCGCTGAATGCCGACGCCGGCGGCATCGCAGAAATCCGGATCGACGGCACCGTCGTCGTCACCTTCACCGGCGACACCCGCAACGGCGGCACCGGCGTGATGAACCGGCTGGAACTGCACGGCCTGGTCCGCTCGGACAACATCGGCTTTGCGTATTTCGACAATTTGACGATCAACACGACGACCGGCGCGGCGCCGGCCGGTTATCCCGGCGCGCGGCGCATCGAGACGCTGCTGCCCACCAGCACCATCGCCGAGGGTTTTTCCCGATCCGACCCGGCCATCGCCCCGCACCTCCTGGTCGGCGAGGTGCCGCTCGACGCGACGAGTTTCATGGCCTCGGCCACGCCCGGCGCGCGCGACGAATACGGGCTCGCCGATCTTTCGGGCACGCCCACCGCCATCGATGCGGTGGTGCTGGTGGCGCATCTCGCGCGCTCCGACGCCGGGGCGCGGACGATGCGCGCGAACATCCTGTCCGGCAGCAGCCGCTTCAACGGCGCGACCGTCAGCCCGCCCGTCTCGCCCTCAGGAGGCTACACCGAGACGATCGCCCACACCGATCCTGATACCGGGGTCGCCTGGACGGCGGCGGGCGTGAACGCGCAGCGGGCCGAGATCGAGATCGTCGCGTGAGCGGGACTAGCGGGCGCGTCGCACAGCTCGGCGGTGAGATCGTTCATGACGCGCTGCCGGCAGCCATCGGGCGCGCGCGCATGGCGCAGATCGGCGTCGAGGCTGTGCGCGACACGGCAGACATCCCACCGACGCGCGGGCGGCTCGCCCAGGCCGGCGCAGAGGCGGTGCATGGGGCCATCCCGGCGGACAGTGGGCGGTGCCGGGTCGCGCAACTCGGCATCGAGGTCGTGCGGGCGGTGAGCGAGGTCGCCTCCAGCGGCACCAGCCGCGTCCAGGTGGTGGTGATCTGCGGGTGAGGGGGCGGACCGTGAGCACGTCCATCGCGGACATGGCCGCGGCGCTGCGGCGCTTGATCGGCGGATAGGCGTGCCCAGCAGCGCCGCCATGCTGGGCACGCCCCATCCGTCTCGGCCGGCCCTATGGCGGCCGGCCTGGTGAGCACCAGCGGGTTCGCCGCAATTCCCACCACCGCCACCGATCTGCCGCTCATGCAGCGTCTCCGGCGGTCCCCGCGCTTGATGGGTCCGGGTCCCCATGTGCAGATGAGGCAACGATAGCAGCGCCATCGGGCGTTGGCGCCGACGAAAAAGGGCAACTTTTTGCACTCGAAGGGCAATAGGTTGCACCGGCTGCGCTTGCGAGCCGATGCCGCGGGACATCGCGTTGTTGAACGCCGGCGCGGTGATGGCCGACGCCTCGTTGAACCGACTGCAGCCCATCCGGGGCGGCACAGGAGTCGCCTTTGCGTAGATGGGGATCGTGGGCCTAGACGGGCAGATCGAGCTCGAGGCGTGCGGCTGTTCGGGCTGCCGGAGGCGGCACCGGGGGTGCTCTTCGCCTGCCCCTCGGTTCCGATCGGGACGCGCATCCTGGCGATGGAGATGACCTGGGATCTGCCGAGCCTCACGGCCGGCTCGACGGCGAATATCGACGTGACCGTGGCTGGCGCACCGCGCAGCGACTTTGCGGACGCCTCGCTCGACCTCACGCCCGCGGCACTGGTAGGAGGTCGTCGCGATCGCCCGCGCCGGGAGCGAAATGCCCGCGGCCAGCGCGGCGGGGGCAAGAGCCCCCGCCGCAAAAGGCTTACGGGTTGCTGATGGCAAGCGTACGCCGGTCGAAGCGGAAGACCTTCGGCGCCTCATTCGCGATGCTCGCCACCATGACTTCGCGGCTGAAATCGATCGCGATGATGCGCGACCCGAGGCCGCGTGCATCCAGGATTTGCAGGTTGTTCAGCAGGATTGTCTCAAGCACGCCATAGACCGTGTTTCCGCCGGTCGCGCGCTGCGTGATTTCCCGGCGCGTCTCGGGGCTGAGCATTTCCTCGATGGCGCGGATCATAGGGGCGGGCGCCTCTACGATACCAACGGCCGGTTGTGTCGTGGTGGGTTGCGCCGGCGCCTGGGCGAGAACCGGCGCGGCAATGATTGATACAATCAATGCGAAAATGGCGGTGCGCATCTTGCTCCTCCTATGTTTCTTACCCACCAAAGATTATCAGAAGACAACATCGGCAACCAAGCGCACGGAGGCCGAACCGAACCAGGATGAGATTCTGCGCACATGCTTTGGACAGCGAGCATGTCTGCAGAGCCAATTCTCTCTTCATAAAATTTTCTTGGGCTGACATGTTCGTAGCAGTAAAGCTTCGCGCCGATGGCACCATTGAAGGCGCCAGAGACCAAAGACCCTGCCCCGTGCAAGCTGCAACGGCGTAAATGAGTAGGATCGGGAGAGATGGCGTGACCTTCGCAGAAACGGGCGATTTCGTCTCAACGGGCAGCCTACCGAGCCCGGCGCAAGTACAAGCCCTGTTGGACGCCGCCTATCAACGGTTCGCCCCACATGCAGAGGGCGAGGTGTCGCGCGTCTATCCGGCGCTCGCCCGTGTGAGCCCGGAGTTGTTTGGAATCTGCCTGGCAGGGGTGAGCGGCAACACCTTCAGCATCGGCGCGGCCGAACATCCCTTCACGATTATGTCCGTCTCCAAGCCCTTCGTTTTCGCGCTGGTCTGCCAGGCGATCGGGCCGGAGGCGGTGCGGAAGAAGATCGGCGTCAACGCCACCGGCCATGCCTTCAATTCGGCGGCGGGCATCGAGCACATGCCGGACGGGCGCACCAACCCGATGGTGAATGCCGGCGCCATTGCGACTACCAGCCTGATCCCTGGCGCCGACGCCGAGGCGCGCTGGCGCCATATCCATGATGGCCTGTCGCGCTTCGCCGGGCGGACGCTTCCGATGAATGAGGAGGTCCTGGCCTCGGCGCGGGAAACCAATCATCGCAACCGGGGCCTCGCGCATGTGCTGCAGTCGCTCGGCCAGATCTACGCGGATCCGCTGGAGGCCGTGGACCTCTACACCATGCAGTGCTCGCTGGACGTCACGGCGCGCGACTTGGCGGTGATGGGCGCGACGCTTGCCGATGGCGGCGTGAATCCGCTGACCAAGGAGCGCGTGGTGGACGCCTCGGTCTGCCACTACGCGCTGGCCGTCATGGCTACCTCTGGTCTCTACGAGACCTCGGGCGACTGGCTCTACGAGATAGGGCTGCCGGGCAAGAGCGGCATCGGCGGCGGCATCGTGACCGTCTCGCCGGGCAAGGGCGCGCTGGGCACTTTCGCACCACCGCTGGATGTCGCGGGCAACAGCGTGCGTGGCCAGCTGGTCGCGCGGTTCCTCTCCCAGCGGCTTGGCCTCGACCTTTTCATCTCCGCACCCGCCGGCTGA